ATTACCATCACCATCAACATCTCTAAACATAGTGTCTTTAGGAGTTTTTGTTTTTGACTTATCTTTAGTCTTATAGATAGATCCACCAGAAATAGTCATGTCTGGTTTTTTACCAGGTGTTGTTGGTTTTGGTATATTAACATCAGCTGATGGGCCTGGTGTTTTAAATTCAACAGGACCTACTGGATCTATGTTTAAAGCACTAAGAGGTTCTAGTTTGCTACGAGTAGCTTTACCTGTTTTGGTTACATTAAATCTACCTCTTCCTGGTTGACCTTTTGAAGCTTCCAATGCAGCTAGTTCTTCTGGAGTTTTAGCTTGTCTAATGTTAGTAACTGTAGATTCGTAATTTCTTGTTTCTCTGTTTTTAAGAGGATTATTTTTAACATCTTTATCAGCTTTTGCCTCTGCTTGAGCTGTTGCTTGAGCTTGTAGTCTTTTTTCAGTTGCCTCAATTATTGCTCTATCCTCATCACTTACTTGATAACCACCAGTTGTCTCAATGCTAGTTTGGTTTATGGCTGATGCATTTCTCATTCTAGGCCCATCACCTGGTTGTTTAATTACTGTTTCAACACCTTCATCATAAGATCCTTTTACAATTTTCTTATCTACAGTGTTAAACAAACCTTCTGTTTTCTTTCTTCTTACAGAATGACTCGCGTCTTCATCTCTAAAAATAGGTTGATTAGCCTCGTATGCAGCAGCTACATCTTTAGCTCTTTGTCTACGAGCTTTACCAGTTGAGCCTAGTCCAAGTGGATCTAGCTTAACCTCTTTTGGGTTTACTCTAGCTCCGCGTGTTACTTCTCCGGTGTTCATATCAACATCGTAATCGTAACCTTTACGCATTGCTCTTCTTACTTGTCTTTTTACCTTTCCCGCAGAAGCTCTTTGGTTTATAGGTTCAAGACCTCTCATTTTAAATGCCATAGTTTTAATTTTATACGTTATATTTAGTGTCTTTATATTTTGTGCCAGATAATTGGTAAGCTTGTGCTTCATACCCTAATTTTTTAGGATCACCCGACAAAGCTCTGGCGCTATGCTTAGGTATTGTTTCACCTCTCCAGTATACATAGTTATCATCGTAATCTAGTTCACCAGACTTCATTTGAGCTACATGTACTTCTTCATGACCTTTAACTTCATTATGAAACTTAGGGTCTAGCTTTTCATTAAGTATTATAACTCCGTTTCTAAGAGATTCACCTAGTACACCAGGTCCTAAATCTCTTTGATAAATAGGTGTGTTAGTGGTTTGATATGGACTTGGGCCCATAGCAAAACCTTTGCTGTTTAGTTTTATCATTTATTTTTATTAAATGGCAGCATTCTGTTTAAAGCCTCTTTCCTACCTTCACAACCACACGGAACGTTTAAACCTTTAGATACAGCATCAACAACTGCTTTTATACCTGTAGGTCGAGTTATTCTATTTTCAATAAAATCACCTAACCCACGTTCTTGCCTGTAGCTAGCCCAACTCATTTTATTTTTCTTTAGCTGCTTTTTTCATTGGCTCTTGCTTATTACCGTCGCCATCTAAATCAAGATAATCAGGTTTAGCTCCACCACTCTTCTGAGCTATTTTACCTTTAGGTTTATTACTATCACCCATATCGTTATATGAAGCTGACATATAATTTAATGGTTGATAACCACCAGCTGGTTTATCTTTATAATTACTATTAGCACAGTGTTTACTTAAAAAAGTACCACCGCCTACTTGATGACCTGGCCCGCAATGCATGATTTTACCATGATCGCCTTTCATACCAATTCCTAATTTTTTACCGAGTCCTCCAACTAGCTTTTGAGCTCCAGCACCAGCTAATGCGCCAAGTGCTGCACCTAAGAACTTTGGATTTCCGTCTGTACAGTGTCCCATAATTTTATTTTTTTAATGATGTTCTTTATCGTATTTTAAATCTCCTGCTAGTTTTGAAATATGTTTTTCATCTGCAGTCATTTTCTCGTCACTATGCCCATGATGAGCATCATACAATACGTCTCTTTTTAAATAGTCCATATGAGCAGCATCATCTCTTTCTGCAGCCGCTGCATTACAGTTATTTACAGGCGTATGTGTATGATTGTCATACTTAGCGTAATGAGGGTGATTACCAGTATATTTACCAGTATGTCCTTTTTCGTAATCGCAACATGCTTTTCCCATAGTTATAATTGTTTATCTGTTTTATAAGTTTTATATATTCCCTTAGCTACTTTTGCAGCTTTTTTAGGATCTTTAATTACATTTTTAAACCCAGGTATTTTATTAACCTTTTTTAGTATAGCTCCAGTAGGATCACCTGAAGCCAAGTCAGCTATCGTTGACGCAGCCATAGCATAAGGTGTTAAACTAGCAGCTGTATTAAAAGCGCTAGTTCTATTAAAACTTTGTTGAGCATCTGGATTACCAGCATCAGCCGCATCTTTAGCTCTTCTTAAGTTTGTCAAGCTTGAATGAGTATAGTCTCCTTGATCAGATCTTCCGCCTTGATATGCTACTTTTATTGCATCAAAAGGATTACTAATTATAGTTTTTAGTTTAGTAAATATACTATCCTCTTTATACTCTGATAACATTGGCTGTCGATTAGTACCATTTCCTACTTGAGATTTAAGTTGATCATTTTGTAAATCTCCAAGTTGAGGAAAACCTTTCATCTTAAAAGCCATTATTTTTTCTTTTTCTTTTTACAGCCAAAGTTATTCGCATAGTTAGCCATCTTAACAACAGCTTCACTATAATCATCTTTCTTTGCCATAACTGCAGATGCAGCGGCACAAGTATCTTTACCAGGCATATTTTTCTTTACCCACTTAGTAAACTTACCTTCGTTTTTTTCTTTTATTTCAGGAAATTTATTTGCCATAATTTACCATTTTACTTTGTTAGCCCAGTATGCTGCGCTAAACACTCCTTTAGCAATATTTTTAGCGTGTCTAGCTTTAAAGCTTTTACGTCTTGCTTTTGATTTAGCGTCTTTCTTTTTACCAGCAGTGCTTACACCTTGCTGGCCAAATCTAATAATCTTCTCTTTACCATCTTTACAAGCCTTTACAATATGAGACTTGGTTTTGTGGCCAGGTGTTTTTCTGGGTTTATTACACGCTAGTTCTGATTTTTTAAATTTGTTTGCCATTTTAATAAGTCCAAATTACATTATTAGATTTACTCTTGTCAATATCTATGTGTATAAAACTACTAGCTATACCTATGCGATCTATACCATGTTTAATAAACAAATCAATTAGCTCAAATCTATCTCTACTAGATTTACAAGCTATATCTACAGCTAAACCTTTTAAATGAGAAGATGACGAAACTCCGCCAACCTTTTCATTATGCGCTTCGGTACGATAACCAGAGTTTATATGTATTGGTTTACCATACTCTTCACGTATCATCTCAAGCTTGCTCAACAGTTCTTTGCTCATTAATTGACCACTACCTTGTATGTCAGGCGAGTCAAACTCTTCATATTGAAAGTATTTCATTACCCCATTTGTGCGATTAAAGTAATAGGTCCAGCTTTATAAGCGCTAGGATATTTAAGTACTTGCATACCTGTAATACCAGAGCTAGAACCTGGAGCATGTAGTCTACCATGCTGATTTAAGGGTCCGTCCCATATATGAGATTCACCTACAATACCTACTTTACCTTTACCATACATTTCTGCGTGGGGATCGTTTTTATAATGATTCATGTTGTTTGTTTTAAAATATGTTTCTTAATAAATTACCAAAGCCAGATCCACCTGGTTTTGCTGATTTAAATAAACCTTTACCTTTTTTATCCGAACCAAAGCTAGATAAGTCAATTTTATTAGCATCGTTTCCTTGGTTAGTTTGAAAAGAATTAAATCTATTTGCTTTACGCATCATTTTATTTAAGTTAGCACCTTCAGCGTTTGGGTCAAAAGTTAAATTGCCTTGGTCATCAAACTTACCACCAGCACCAACTATGTTTTGTTTCATGCTAGCATTGTCTCTACCTTGAAAGAATTTTTTAACACTTCGTAATGCGTTGCCCACGTCAGTACCACCTTCTTTTTTCTTAAATATGTTTGTTGGTTTTGGTTGACCTGTTGGAAACATATCCTCTGGACTTTGAGTATAACCGCTAGCATTACCATGCTCTGCAGCGCTAGGCATTCCTGGCTGATGTGTAGTTGTTGCAAAGTTTTCACTTCCAGTAACTACAGCTCCCTTACCGCCATCAGGCATAGGTGGAGGTGTAGATTGTTGTTGTGGCATACCAACACTATGTTTTTGTGTAGCAAAATCACCACCAAACTGAGGTACATTACCACTGCCCATCATGACACCGTCTATACGTTGTTGATCTTTGCCTGTTAAAGCTCCATCACCAAACATGTTGTAGCCTACTGCTTTTCCTTCGGCACTCATGTTTACGTTGCCAGAATCTAATTCGTAATTATCTTTCATAGTTTTTTATTTTTCGTAATAACCAGCAGCTTCGTTTCTTTCTTTCATAGAACCATATTGAGCTACTATTGATTTTGTTTGTAACGGATTAAAAGCTCTTGAGCTTTTGTCTGCTTGAAAGGAAACTTCTTCTGATGGCATCATAGGTGGTGGATTAACCATACCTGTGGAATTTCCTGCTACAGCACTACCACCAGTTCCAAAATCATAACCTTTGCCAAATTCTGTAACTGTATTTGATACATTACCAACAGCTGTATCTTCACCTCCGCCTTCTAGTTTACTTAATCTTTCTTCTATAGATTTAAATCTAGAATCACTACCAGGACTTCCAGTTGGTGCAGATGCTGCTGCTGCTGCTCTTGATACCGCTGCTCCTACTCCACCTTGATCACCACCTTGACCAAAGTTACCCAGAGTTTGTCTACGCTGTATTTCTTTCATAACAGCTGGACCACCCATTGGTCCGTCAGCTAGACTTCTTAATTGCTCATCTGAGTATTTTTTCATTATCATGTTACCCGCAATTCCAAGACCACCGCTTGCTACTCCCATAGTTTATCTATTTTTATCTTTATTTACATTGTATATAGATGTTTGTAATACTTTATCCATATACGTTTTACCTTTCATTATCTTGTTGCGACGTTCGCTGGTCGGTATATCTTCTTCGCCAAGCATAATACGGTACATTCTCTGTATAAGTTGTTTACACTTAAATGAAACTTTATATATGTTATATTTCTGGGTTGTTCTATTGTTATGTCTCCACACAACAATCCAACCTTCTTGTAACAATTTGTTCCAGCGTCTATTGTTCCAACTATAAGAGTAAGTACCAATTTCAAAATCATGCTTGGAAAACATATCCATACAATCAAGATATATAAGTAACTCTAATTCTGCGTCAGTTAAATTGTTGTTTTTACAAGCCCATTTTCTAATTATTCTATAATGTTTGAGCAAGTTTAATTCTTTTAAATCACTTGCATCTAGTCTCATAATACAACTACAACGTCAGAATATTTTATTACATGAAAAATATCTTTATTTATTTCTAATCTTGTTGCTGCTCTTTTATCAAAAAATACTTTATCACCTTCATTTATACCTAGTACATCTGGTCCTACTGTAAGAACCTCTGCCTCTTGGTACCTAACATCTATTCTTTGACTTTCTGTTAAAAGCAAACCTCCTTTTGTTTTCTTTGTCCCAGGAGTTTCCGTTTTAATTACAATATTATACCCTACAGCTTTCATCTAATCTTAAATTATTGATTACACAATCTGTAGATAATATAGTAGTTGCTACTGAAGCCGCGTTTTTAAGGGCGCTTTTTGTAACTAAAAGCGGATCGATAATTCCAGATTCGATCATATTTACCATATCTCCTGTAACCACGTTTATACCAAAACCTTCTTTAGCTATTGGTACGTCGTTTTCAATACCAGCATTTTTTAGTATACAATCAAACGGTTTTTTAATAGCTTGTAGTAATATACTTTCACCTGTTGATTTTGGTTTGATTTGTTGCGAAGCGTTTAGAAGCGCAATGCCTCCACCTGAAACAATTCCCTCTTTTATTGCGGCTTTAGTAGCACAGATAGCGTCTTCGACTCTATCTTGTTTTTCTTTTAATTCTACTTCTGAACTAGCACCAACTTTAACAACTGCAACTTTAGCTGATAATCTAGCTAGTCTTTTTTCAAGTCTTATTATTTCACCTGGAGCTTTAGTCTTTTTTAATTGCTTTTTAATTTCTTTAACAATACTTTTAACTTCATCACTAGGCGTGTCTACTTGAATTATAGTTTCATTGTTACTAGTAACAGATCTTATACATGTGCCTAAATAATCAGGTTGAATTAAGTCAAGTGTATCTCCAAGATCTTCGTTTATAATAGTAGCTCCAGTCAGCATTGCTAAGTCATCTAGTGTATCTTTTTTATTTACACCATATGTAGGAGCGTTTATAACGTTTACTTTTATATTACCTTTAATCTTATTCATTGCTAACGCAGATACAACTGGTTGTTCCATGTCTGCAATTATTAATAAAGGTTTGTTATTTTTAATTACAAACTCTAAAACAGACTGTATACTTCTAATAGAATTTACTTCTGATTCAATAAGTAATACATAAGGGTTTTCTAGTTCAGCAGTCTTTTTTTCTTTACTAGTTATAAAGTGATTGCTTAATAATCCCTTATCATACTGTACACCGTCAACAATATCAACACATGTTTCACCATTGTCGGTTGGTTCCATCATTACTACACCTGTTTCATCTACAGCTTTAAAAGCTTTTCCAATAAGTTCACCTAAGTTCTTATCGTTGTTTGTAGATATTGTAGCAACTTGATCAATCATTTTACCTTCTACAGGTATAGAGTTTTTCTCTAAATACTTAACAACTTTTTGCACACCATTATTAATACCTATTTTAATATCTCTAACTTGATCCCCATTGTTTTGTTGAGCTTCTTCAAGTATAGAGTGAGCCAATAACGTTGCTGTTGTTGTACCATCTCCAGCGTCTTGTACTGTTTGTCTAGCCGCTTGTTTCAATAATGTAGCACCCATGTTTTCAACTGGATCTAATAATATTATAGATTCAGCGACTGTTACACCATCTTTTGTTATAATGGGTTTTCCATTATTATCTTCTAGTATAACACACTTGCCGCTAGCCCCTAATGTGGAGCTAACAGCTTTAGTGAGTTTATCTATTCCTTTAAATACCTTTTCTTTGGCATCGTTACCAAAGTTAAGGTTTTTGACAATTTTGTCTGACATAATTAGATTAAATTTGATTTATATTTATTCAAAGGTTTTAACTACCTTAGGTCCTTTTAGAAAGTCTAACTTTTTAGTGTAGTGCTCTATGCTGCCATCAATAGCAGCTTCAGCACCGTCCATAGTTTCACGTCTAGTTACATCTATCCATAAACCATCTTGGTCTTTATATTCTGTTTGATAAAAACCGTTAGGTAGTTGAACAATTCTCCAGTTCTTTTTTTCTACAAGGTGTTTCCAAAAGTCTTTGGTTTCCTCGGTTACTTGAGGGTTGGAGTTACCCCAAGTATTGGTCTTATAATAAAAATAAGTCATTGGTTTTGGTTTTAAATTAAACTTTGGTTATACGCTCTTAACCGAGCAGGTATATGTTTATCATCACTTGTTTTCAAGTATTTTTACTTTTGCTTCAAGCTCCTGTATTGCTTTTACTAAAACAGGTACAATTTTACTATAGTCAGCTTGTTGGTGATCAGCTTCGCCGTCTTCAGTTACAGCGTCTTTTTCTCCAGTTACAGCATTTGGTATAATTTCTGCTAATTCATGCGCAAAGCACCCGTAATCTCTGTTGTCTATATATTTCCATTTAAAATCATAAACAGGTATTTGCTTTACTAAATCTAAAGCATTAAAATCTTTTGCGTCTGTTTTAAGCCTATAATCAGAACTTGTATTATATGTGGTTCCAGAATTTGTTGTTAATATAGAACCCCTAATACTAGAAGTTGTGCTATATCTTTGAAAAACCATCATGTATCTACCGTTTGTAGAATGAAAGTTAGTTTGTAGTTTTACAACTGGATTTGATGTAGATAATGCAGGTTGATAATCTTGATCATTAATAACAAACAAAGGTGCTCCTCCGCCACTATCACTTTGAAAATCAAATTTACCATCATAATTAGAAAGATTAGTACCAAGTTTAATATTGTCAATTTCTCCTCCTAAAGTACCTTTGACTTGCATAAAACCTCTATTAGCACATTTAAATAAAAATGTTTCTTTATTGCTAGAGTTATTAGTTGATGTATATGTAAGCCCACCTGTGTATGAATAGGTAGAATCTTTATCTCTACCTAATCTTATGTTTATACTTGCACTATCACTTGTGCTAGTTGAGCCATGAACTATATCAAAAACAGTTCCATAAATAGCACTTGTGTTATCGTTTTTAAATACAAATTGACCATCTGTCGCACTAGACCAATCCCAAGAACTATTGTTAAGAAACTTCATTTGAGACCTACCACTATTACCTACACCGTCAGTTGCTTCTATATAAACACTTTTAGCGGTACCGCCAGTTGAACCCCAAGATACAGCTTTATCATTATTTAAATTTAAATCATTTGTTATATCAACCTCACCACCGTAAGTAATATCTACAATCTTATTACTATCAGTATACCACTCTAAACCACCTCCTACTCCAGATATATAATTAGATGTACCAGTATTAAAGTACAAGTTACCTCCGCAAAGTATATTGTTACTTACGTGTAGCTTTTGTTGAGGGGTGGTTGTTCCTATTCCTACATTATCCCCATTATTACCGTTTAATATTAAATCACCATCGAATTGCAATTGTAGTTCAGCGCCACCTGTCGCTTGTCTTGATATATAAAACGGAGCGGTTCCTGCGGTACCTTGAAAATGCATATTAACGGTATCTTGATTACCAGTATTTACAGCTGTGAATCTTAATCCAGATGAAGCATTGCTTGAATCAGCTATTTCTAACTGAGCGCCTGGACTGCCTACACCTATACCGACGTTACCTGTGGTGCCATTTACAGTAAATCTAGCATCTGATCCATTGTAAACATCAAATCCACCAGCATCAACTTCTAGAAAAGTATGACTACCTACACCGCTAATGTCACCAGCTCTAAACCTTGGTGATGGTGTAGCTTCAACAACTTTATTACTGTCTCCATAGTCTACTAAAAATAAAGTGTTAGATGATGTAGTGTTATTTCCATATACATGTAAACCATCACTACCAGTTATATAAGCAGTATAATCACCTGTATAAGAGTTTGACTGACCGATAATAGCCTTGGTAACAGCTTGCATGCTGCCCCAGATAAATTGATTATTTACAAATTGAACCGCCATGCGATTATATTATTTTATTATATTGCAGTTAATAAAGCTTCATAGTCTCCTTGACTAGGAGCTGATGGTAAATTAGTAAAGTTAATTGTCATAAACTCGTTACTTCTAGTAATATCTGGATACACAGTAGCTCCTGCGCTAGTCACAACTTCTACTTTAACATCAATAGCATCACTAACATTGTTACCAAATACATTATTATCAGTTACATCAATCACCCAACCGGTTGTTCCGCTTGGTGCGCCACTCTGTTGAGATACACCACTTACACTAGTATTTAAAGAAATTCTTGTACCTAATGGGTTTGTGCCGTCTGTAGATATAGTAAATACACCATTTGACACTGATACATCTATACCAGTACCATCTGTTACAGCAGCAGCACCTATTTGAGTTTTGGTAGCTGTTAATATACCTACTTCTGGTTTAAGATTATTACTACCTCCAGCAGTACCATCTATAGTTATTGGTGAAACTGAAAGTACATCTGTTACTGTACCACCTGAATCTTCATCTGTCCATTGAGCTGTGAACGTACCCCCATCATTTTGAGTAAACGTCATCGTCTTAGTTGAACTACCTGTTACAGCTGCACTAGCTACATAGTTATCATATGCCTCTGTCCATTGTGTAGAGGTTGCGCTATTAACTGTTAATACATTAGTAGAAGCATCATATGTCATACCAGTATCACCAGCAAGCTCTTTAGTACCGCTCCAATAAGAAACCTGACCAGCTACACCAGCTCCGTCAAGTATTGATGAGTTATCAATTTTATCCCATTGATCAGCACCACCTGCACCATCATCTGTAAATACAGCCCAGTCACCAACTTGCCAGTCGGTAATACCATCTAGATTTGTGTTACCAGCAACTGATACTATATAATAGTTACCTACAGTTCCTTGTCCACTAGTTAGCGTAGGTGAGTTTGTGTTTGCATTCCAACTACCTTTAAATACTAAACCAGCTGGCACTGTAGCTATCATACTATCAACATAAGCAGTTGTCGCTAGCTTTGTTGAATTATCACTGTTTGTTTGAGTTGTAGCACTTGATCCATCAGGCGCTGTAAAACCACCAGTAGGAAACTTAAAGTTTATAGTACCATTATTACCTGTAGTTTCGGTTACAACTATTTGTTTATCCGTACCCTCTATCGTTACAGTAGATTTAACACCTGATCCAGAACCACCCGCTGTTAACTCTAGTAAAGCAGTGTTTGATGCACCAGCTGCTACTGGTAGTGTATATGTTTCATTTGTATTACTTGTGTACGAAGGTACAGCCCAAGTATTATCTTTTGTTAAAAATCTTGATGCTGTAGTACTAGTACCGTTAGATGCTGAAAGATCTACAGTACCTAGATCAACATCACCATCAGCACTAGATGCATCGGTTAAGCTTACATAAGTACCACTTGCTACTGTTAATGTTTCTACAATATTAGAAGGTACTGTTGGTATACTAGGAAAAGTAGCTAAACTACCATCACCTCTTACATATTGTGTTGTGTTACCTGCACCAGCTACTGTTAAAGTACCACTGCTTGTTACTGGAGAGTTTGTTACGGTGAAAGCCGATGGCATCTGTAAGCCAACAGACTCTACTCCACCACCTACTTCATTCCAATCACTACCATCATACGCTCTTAATTCATCGTCGCTTGTATTATAGTACAACTGACCTATTTGTCCAGAAGCTGGATCAGTGGCAGCGTTTTGTATGGTAAGCCCTTCGGCTTGATTACCGTTGAAGTTTACTGTGTTTAAAAATTGTATTGCCATCGTTTTAGTTTAGTTTAAATATGCTTTTCCTGAAAATGGTGCAGAAAAAGTTATCGTTATGTTGTTTTTATCTACATATTCTACACTACCTTGTACTGTTGTGTTAAATGAATCTACTACAGTTACAGAAGGAAATGTATCTAAGTTGTGTGTTATGTTCCATGTAGCAGAAGATAATGTTTGAATAAATATAAAAGTTTGACCCATTGTTTTAATAGGATCAAGTTCTATAGCGTATAGGTTTTTATTATATATTTTACCTACACTTTCATTACTTGGTGTTAAATCTAATCTATATATATCACCTGCTACGAGTGTTATACTATTAAATTTATATATACCAAAAGAACCTAAATTATGCCTATCAGAAAATTTTATATAATTATCTGCAGGCTTGTGTTTATCGTCTACTGGGTTGTCTGTTAATAAATATTCTAAATAAGGTAACGCATTTGTTGCGTTAGGCATTTTAACATTTATATCTATTGTAGTTATATCAATAAAGTTAGTTCCATTACCACCATATCCATTAAAAAACAATTTACCATCTGTAACCCCAGAATCAGGTTCATTAACTATAAACTCCCAACTTATCTGTTTTAAATAAGCATTAGCATTATAGGTTGTCAATGCGTCAACACTGAAATTTCTAGTCTGGCCTGTTTGTATGTCAGTACCGATTAATATGTCTGAACCATCTGGCTGAGCCGTAGGGTACGATGATATTTTTGCCATACTATGTTAGTCTTATTCTTAATACTCCGGCGTTGTGATACAAACCACCAACTGGTATACCACCAGCAGCTGCAGCTGTATCATCTGCAAAATTAAATCCTACTACTGAAGGTAAAATAACTCTAGGTATTTGAGGTGTACTTCCTTGGCTTCCGCCGTTAACACCACCCTCTGTTATTATTAAAGCATTTGCATTAGTAATTGTAGAACTACCTACTCCTACAACAAATTTAGTATCTCCTAAACCTAAATTTTTATCAGGAGTTGGATAACCACTAGCATTGTTTCTATAACCTAATGTCATTACATTTTGGCTTAGCGTTAAGTTGTTACCAATACCAAAACTCTCTCTTAATACCGCTGAACCAAAAGGCTGGTTATTGCCACCTATTATATATACAGCACTAGCGTTATTACCAGAAGGTAAGCTATTATCATAACCTAACACCATTATGTTAGAGTTTGAAGTGGATATATTATTATCGCCACCAGCTATGAAACTTGAACTAGCTTGTATTTGGTTATTATAACCAAGAGCTTGAGTTCTACGTGAAGAAGATAATGTATTTGAATTACCTACAGCAAAAGCATCGTTAGAATTTGTTATAGCATTTCCTTGTCCAAAAGCAACTGATTGTGAAGAACTTACAGTAATTTGGTTACCACTACCTACAATTAAACAATGATCAGAACCTGATATGTTATCGTTATTACCAGCACCAATTACCATCGATGTGTTATCAACTTGTACACCTGGTGGGTTATTTGATATTACAACACCATTTCTAAACCATGCAGCTGGTCTAGTATCTGATGGAGCACCTACATCTAAAGTAACAGCTGTAGATTGCTGTGATCTTCCTACGGCTAAACTTCCACGCATTTGGAAATTATATGTATAATATCCAGTGTTATCACCTGAAAGTAAAAATATATCATTACCAGCAGTATTATACATAGTAAACTTAGTGCCAGCTCCGTTGAAAAACCATTTTGCAGCTTGACCACTTGTTGTAGAAAGAGTTACAGTAGAAGGATTGTCACCTGCATCTCTAGAAATACTTATAGGTGAGTTACCTAGTGTATTAGTTGCTGGGTAAAAAATTGGTAAAGTGTTAACAGCGGCGTTTGCTGCAACTGTAACATCTGATATTGATTGTATTTGTACCGTGTTATTTCCTTGATCTAATAGTGTGATACCAGTTCCTGCTTCAAGAACAACTTCTGTTGGAGTTAAAGTACTTGAATCATTTAATACTATCTTATAATCATCTACAAGTGAGACTTGTCCTGATAAACTGTATGTTACTACTGATTTTGGATCTATTGATACTGTAATATCTTGTCCCGATGCTGTTGTTAGTATTTCGTTGTTGGCTCCTATTATGGAAAGTGTCTCTCCGTTGGCAATAGTACCAGTACCAGAATTGCCAGCAATGCCAATAGAAAAACCACCTAATATGTAATTAGATAGTTCTGTTGCTTTAAGAGAAAAAGTCTTGTTATCACTAGAAGTTCTAGATATAATAAACAGATCATCGTTATGCACACTGCCAATCTCTGGGTATGAATAAATTATTGCCATGTTTAATTTTTTTATTAGTTTATACTATATTCTATATACTTACAGGTTTTCGCTTTTATTTACAAGAACAGTGACAATAGCTAGTTACTTATATACTTTATAAGGCTAGTGTCATATATAAAGTCGTTACTAATAGAGAGTATTTGTGTTGCCCACTCTTTTTTCCGTAGCCGGTCTGTATTTAAAATCGTTTCGTTTCACCGGGTTGCCCCTGTTTTACCACGATGCGCCGTCATATATACGCGTTTCACCCCGATAGGCTAGACTATTCATCATTTTCCGTAGAACTAATTGACATATTGTCATGACACATTGACATATCGTTTTATACAAACTATTTACAGTTATATTTCGATAATACTATTGTAAATATCTAATGCACTATGAGACAATGCGGTATAACTACTAAACTAATTTTAACAAGTAAACAAAATTACACTTGTCACAAACAAATTACAAAGCTCATTCGATAATACTATAAAGACAATATAAATAATAATAATAATTCTAAATCTAAACAATTATGTCAATTCTAAATTCTAAAAGATTCGTCGTTAGACAATCACTAATCGGTAAAAATCAAGTTATCAATGTTGAATTCAAAAATGGTAAAACATTCAAATACAATCATGACAAAGTGTTCTCACTTATGAAAGATAACTTAACTAAGTTAAACTGCTGGGAAAAATACAAGTCTTACACTTCTTCGACTTCAATTCCAAGAGTTTTACAAGGTGATGTAGAAGTGCTTTAATTAGCACTCTACAAACCACTCGGCGTTATGAGTTATTTTCTCGAGTATAAACAAAGTTGAATCACTCATACATGGGTAACTACATGGACAGTAGTGTATCATGCAATGGCTACAATTTGGCTTCGGTCAATGGCGTAAGTTGTGTATGGCATGTGGGTTCGACTCCCACCTTATCCACTAACTTATTAAATCTAACAATATGAAATTTAAATTCAGAGGCTTTCAAGCCGCAGTGACTAAATATGTCAAGTCAAAACCAATACATGAAGTAGCAATGGAAGTATTTGCTTTCGGTTTCTTACTACCATTAGCAGTAGTGGGTTGGATAACACTAGTAGTAAACTTATTAATCAATGGTGTTCCTGATGGCATACAATTCGGAATCTATGGCTAGAAGATACTACTCTAAATTACAAAATAGGTTTATTTCAAGCGGTGAATACTTCGACGAACTGCTATTCGGTACACTCGAAGCACCGTTTGACCAACCTATTACAAACAAAACACAACAAGGCGACGATAATAAAATAAATGTTTAACTAATAAAATAATATACTATGTGTACTAAATCTTATACTCTACTAAAAATATCTTGGCGACTATTCGACAAGCATTATACTAAATTAACTCAAGAACAAAAAGATAAAGTTATAGAAGTATATTATGACTTTCACTAAAATATAATACTATGCAATTTATACTAACTTGTCAAAACGGTAAACAAATAGATATGTCTAGCTACGTACTAAAACAATGGAAAGGCGAGATAACTCGTGAAGATGTTGAAAAAATAATTACTAACTATCAAAAATCTAATCAAAATGTATAAACCAGGTGACATAATAACTTACAGAGATACACCTTATGAGTATCAAGAGTGGACTACATACAATGGTAAAGAAGCAAAAGGCTTCAATTGTAACTGTAAAACTTTACTACAACATGTAAATGTAGTAAGCTTCGGCACTATAACTGAAGATGAGATGCATGAGCGTATTGATGACTATCTTGACAATGTAGAGCATCATAAAGAAATGCAAAGACTCCACGACGCAGGTTGTCAAGCATACTATGACAGCAAGACTAGGTGGGATAATTTTACAGGTGATTAACAAACAAAATACAAATCACTATCGATAATACTATAAAATCAATACTATGCAATCAATAAAATTCTACAAAAAGTACGACACTCAACTTGCAAATCTTGCAGGCGTTGAGTACAAAGGCTACAAGATAGCCGATCTACCGCCATCATTTGGCTTCAAAGACAATGGCGACAAACAAGGTAAATATCAATGGTTTAACTACAAAGGTCTAACCTTTATTGAAAAATCTGACCTACCATGGTAGTTACTAATATGCGAGAGCTGCTAAACTATGCTGAGCAGCAAAAGAAACTGCGTGCCGCGGAGCATAGACGTAAGCACGCCCACGACGGTAGGTGTAGTGGACTTACTGATAAAGAGTATATGCGATACAAAGTCGACGGTAAGAAGACATATAGCAAAGCTCGTAAGTTCACGCACAACCGCATGTGGCAACAGACAAGTAAAAAATATTCAGTAGAACAACTAAAATTAATAGCTAAATCATGAGCGATACAATTACTAAATGGCATGAAATGGAAGAAGAGCGTAAGCTTGCTGAAAATGCCGAGCAATATATGAAAGAAATACAAATTAGTAGAGCTAAATATATATTTTTACTAGATTTTACAGATGGTAAAGTGTATAAATATGACATTAGCTCTTTATGTAATGAGAATAATAAATGGAATCCAGACTCAGAATCTTGTGAAGCGTTTTTATATGGCGCAGGTCATAAAGTGAATGACTGTGAATGGATGGTAACTTCAGAAGCAAATATAGAATATGGAAACTAACGGGTTTAAAAAAACTAAGTTTAAAACAATAAAACTAACTGAAGGCGATTGTACTTTTGTACACTATGTACTGCGCATGTACGCTCAGCAAACACCTGGGCTTGACAGCGACGACAAAGAAGAAATACGTGAAGTAGCAAATAAATTTAAATAATGGGAACACCAACAAGAAATTTTAGCTTTTGGAGATGGCCAGAAGACTTAAAAGGAGGACCAATAACTGACGAGTGTGAGATAGTATCAATACCTATGAGGTCAAACTTAGGTCCAGAATTAATAAATAAAGTATTAAAACAAGGCAATCTTGAAGTTGTAGGTATACAAGAAGATGGTACTTGGACAATGGAAATTATAGCAAGAGTAATAAAAAATAAAGAAAATGAGTAAAATGAAAGAACTTGATTCGATAGCAGACGCTATGGCGGATCACTTACATGAATTAATTGAAGATTCTATTGACTGGGTGGTTGATGGAACTATTGTAAGCGAGTTAGAAGGTGATGAATACACTGAAGCTTGTGCTTATATTATTAATGTAGCAATAAACAAGTTGATACAAAAATAATACGAACACTAATCGATAATAAAATAAAACAAACTATGTATTGTAGATGCGGAAAAACTGTGCACCCAGTGCGTTTAGATTTAGGTTACAAGACGTGTGTTGACTGTTCAACCACGCAAACTTACTCATACGTTCCAATCATAGAGCACAAAACAGGCAATACAATACAAATCGTCAGTCAAGAGGTGAGCGCATCTGTTCACCGTGCTTGGCGGCGTAAGTAGTTGGAAGGTGCTGCTGTTAGCGGCAGACTACATAATAGCCACAATAAGAAATGCTTCTTAGCGGAAGATGTCGGCAGACCGGCGTTGTGGCAGAGAGGCGGCGGCATACTGGTCAAAAGCTCGGATAAAGCATAATACTAGTTAGTACCGGTCCGAGACTGGTGCCTCTCATAAGGGCGTGAAATGGTTAGTGCAAGCTGTGATCTCTATGAGACATCCAGTAGCAAACGCAGGTTCGAATCCTGCCACGTCCACTAATCTTAAAATAAATAAACAATGCAAAACACTTACACTTGGCAACAAGAACGGCAGATGTTATGTGATACATATGCTAGAAGAATGCTTGTTGAGTATGGTCTCAAAGAGGTCACGACTCAAAGACAAGCTAAAAACGGTACAAGAATATTTCTTTGTCCCGGTGGTGAGCTACTTGGCTCATATTCAAGCGGTTACGTTCGTAGATGTAATAGCAGTGACAGAATTTATCAACTAAATCCTAAGTATCAAAGAGAAGACAGATGGATGTGGTTAGATAGAGACACAGGTGAAACTTATGTAAGAAAAGGTACTGCTTGGGCTAGAACTCTTATATACGAAGAAATGACTAGACTAGTATTTATTGTTGAATATTACTTAAGAAATTACAAATCTAATACAAATAAAAATCGATAATAAAATAAAAACTATGGCAATTAAAACTATTTATGATGAGCTTTTACCAAATGTAAAAACTTCATTGCAAGACAGTGCTAAAAAATACAGCACAGCTAAAAGATTAAAGTATAATCTTATGTCTAAAACTATGTGGTCAGACTTGACTGTACAAGATTTATCAGACATAATCACATACTCTAACTTAAATAATTCAGAACTAAGCCCTCACAGTTATCTGTTTGGCTATAATATAATTTCAAAATGAGCAAAAAACTATTAACAGACGATCTAATCTTGGCAAAAATGTCAGAAGATTACGGGTGTTTAGCACCTGAAGATGTAGATTTTGACTACAAACTTCAAAGTATTAAAGACCATTATGAATTTTCTATATCAGAAGACTGGAAAAACCCAGACTTTATGTTCTATACAGAAACAACAGCTGATGGTTATGAAATATGGGTTGCTACAGATAACGACAGAAATCCATCATTAAATGAAGATATATACTACTATGACAGCGATTGGCTTGAAAAAATGCCTAACTGTATGTATGATGGTTGTAGCATATACTACACAGATCTTGAATCAGAAGACTATGCTTTTCAAGAAGTGGTTGATGAAGTTTACGAAGAATACTTTGGTGATATTAAAAAAGAAGTTGAAAACGAATTAATTGACGAAGGCTATGAGTACGAAGACTAATGATACAGGACAAAAACCATTACCAAAATGGTATGACGGTGCGGTATATACACAATGGGAAACAGTAGAAAACCCTTTTACTGGCGATAAAGCCCTATTGTCACCTAACGAAGTTGCAATGTATGACTTAATAATGGGTAGTCAAATGACTGGACACTACGATATTACTCGTAAAGGTCTTGACTGGTTTAGATCAGCAAACCCAAAAGCATATATGACTTTGCTAGACTAAAAATAGCGGGATAGAGCAGTTGGTCAGCTCGCAAGGCTCATAACCTTGAGGTCGTAGGTTCGAATCCTACTCCCGCAACTAACTTTAAATTAATAATTATGGCAAATATGAGCTATTGTAGGTTTGAAAACACTACAAGAGATATTGAAGATTGCTTAAATGCAATAGAATATGGTGAAGTATCGGCTGATGAGCTTAGTCAGTACGAGGCTAACGCACTAAGAGACTTTGTAAGTTTGGCTAAAGAAATAGTAAACTTTGAAGATCAAATAAACGATATATTAACAGAATACGATAAAGAAAATGGCGACTAGAAACTTAACAATGGTTGTAGATCGAAAGCATGCTGAGAACTCAGAGCTTGGTTTTGCAGATTATCCTAGTGTATTTAGTGACAAAAGCTATGTAAATATGTACTTACATCACGATGGTTATCCTGAATGGCAAGCTGTGCAAATAGCTAATTGGTTACATGCTAACCCTAGTCAAGATGGCAGCAGATTAGCTGCTAAATTAGTGCATGATATGTACTATGACAGTTGCTATCTATACGCTGATCCAATGCATATTGACCATCAGTATACTTATATTATATGGTCGGGTAAAAAAGATAGATGGATTAGCTGTTGGGATAACTATAGTAGCAGCAATGTTTTTGTGCTAAAACCAGAAAAAGTAATATCAAGATACATGAACGATAAAGATCCTATGGATTATACTGATTTTGCTAACAGTGAAACTAGATATTATGAAAATATTGAGTCAAGTAAAGTTGATCTTAGCTTAAAAGACTATAACGGTCTACGAGTTAATGCTCAAAAGATTATTGATATACTTACAAACTAAATACGACTTATGTTGGATAACAATAATATGTATGACCTAAGTAAATTTGATGACTATATAGACCAGCTTTCTGAGCTGGTTTTTACTCGTATAATCAAAAAATACGGTGACATATACCCATTAAACTTTACAACAGATCAAGAAGAAATACTAGTAGGCGAACTAGCGCGTCTACAAACACAGTTAAATATGCTAGAGGATAGACAAGAATATGAAAAATGTGCTATCATTAAAAACAGAATTAGAAATATAGAAAATAAATTAAAAAACTTATGATAAAACCTATGCTAGCGCACAAGTTCGATGAGTCACGTGTTGACTTCAGTGAACCTGTGTACATACAACCAAAGCTAGACGGTGTCAGATGTGTGTTTACTAAAGACGGTGCGTTCTCACGTAGCGGCAAACAATTTATGAATGTAAGGCATATTGAAATGGCTTTACAACCATTATTTAATACTAGTCCACACATGGTGCTCGATGGCGAGCTTTATAATCACAAGCTAAAGCGTGACTTTGAAAAGATTATATCATTAGTTCGTAAGCAAAAACCTACCGAAGATGACAGGCTTGACGCCCAGCATCTAGTACAGTTTCATGTGTATGACTACATTGATGGTAATTATGATGACTACAAAACTCGTATGCAAAATCTTGTTGTGTCAGATATTTATGACGTACAAGTTAAATACGTACCTGCTAAGCTAGTTGATAGTTACAATTATGCTAGGGATCTTCACGCGACATATCTTAGTGAGGGCTACGAAGGTTCTATTATACGCACAGGAAGTGGTATATACAAACACGGTAGGTCTTACGATCTAATGAAATTCAAAGACTTTAGCGATACCGAAGCAACAATCATAGGTTATGAATTAGGTAAAGGCAAAAGGACAGGCACACTTGGCAAGTTCATTATGCTAGATGACGAAGGTGTAGAGTTCGGTTGTCCGCCGGGTAAAGGCTATTCCTACAAGGATTTGGCTAAAATGCTCAAAGATGTTCAATCTTATATTGGCAAGCGTGCAACCTTTACCTATTTTCAACGAACTCAAGCTGGTAGCTATAGGCACCCGCTGTTTAAATGTTTACGCAATTATGAGTAAATTAATATGGAAACTATATAACGACAATATGATAAGTCACGAGGTGGCTATGATATTATTAGACAAACTTTATGAACGACTTAATCACAAAAGATATGGTAGATAAAGATAAACACATATGGGAAGGTTGGACAGTCGGTGACTTCATTGATGATATAGAACCTGTATTTGATATGTGTGCACCGTTTATGGATAAGCAAAGTCTTAAACGTTGGGTTGCACAAGAACAACCTTATTACAAAAAACATATACCGGAAGTATATAAATACTTTCTAAAAAAATCAGGACTGTGAATATATTTTATTTACATAGAGACCCAGTTAAAGCTGCACAGATACAATATGATAAGCATGTTGTAAAGATGATCTTAGAATCAGCCCAAATGCTTTGTACTGCGCATCATGTATATGGTAATCCAGACGATGTACCTTATAAACAGGCACACCTTAATCACCCGTCAACCATATGGACCAGATCAAGTAGACCAAATTACTATTGGTTATACGAACACATGATTGCGCTTGGCAAAGAGTACACCAAAAGGTACGGTAAAATACATATGACCATAGACAAGTGTAGATGGCCATTAAGTTTTTGCCCTGATGGTATTGAGTCTGTAATTTTTACAGAACCACCACAGTGTATGCCAGATCAGTACAAAGTACCGGGTTGCAGTATAACTGCATATTGGAATTACTATGAAGGTGAAAAGTATTCCGTTGCAAATCAAAAAGAAAAATTAATAACAAGAGATATATTATATGAGCAGAAAACAAGCACAGCACTTAATTAAAACAAACTTTTATGGAATTGCTAATAAAATTAAAGAAGCGAAAAAGAAAGGCACAACACGTAGAGTTTCTAAGGCTTCACATAAACGAACTGCATAATGAGATAGTATCAGATACCATAAATGGTATTGATGCGTCAAACAAAGCAGTGTTAATAAAAAAGTATAACAGAAGATTAATGATAATCGAGGGCATGACAAATGCCTTAATAATATAATTAGTAATAGGCTAATGTCACAAAACAGAAATATGAAATGGTTAAACAATAGGCGAGTTATATATCGTCACGATGGTGATGATATACCTACTATTGAAACCAAGCAATACAAGTATTATGAAAACGGTACTTACGCATGTTATCATCTGTTTAATACAAAAGCTAAAATAACTACATACAAATCATTAAAGTGGCACATGCTAGTGTTATATTATTTAAATCAAGAAGGTATTGATGGTGATGAAGTGTCGTTTGAAGATGACATGAGATATATATTTAAATTTATAGCAAATAAAGATAACGGTTTTGTAACTTTCTTTATAAGCAATAAAGCTTTAGAAGATATGATTGGTGATGTATTAATGACAGGTGGTGATCCACCTAAAAACAAAAAGCGTAAGGTAATATTTAAACCTTACAACATGCTAACACTGAGTGAAAAGCTTAGTATTGTTGGTAAGTTAATTGGTAGATCTAGTATTTGTAAAGAAACGATATACCAAGCTATGATTGACATATCAGAGCATCGTAAGATAACAGTACGATGGTTAGCAGAAGTTTTAGGTGTATCACAAAGAACAGTATATCGTCACATGTGTGATGATTTAAAACGCGCAAAACAAGAAATGAATGAGGAAATATAACGTACAGAATTATATTAGGTACAAAGAAGATTTAAAAAGATCTATGCCTAAAGATAAATTCTATGATTATTATACCCGTGATGAAATGATAGTTAAGTTTATGCCATTGGTAGAAAACTTAGCTAGAAAATTTTCAACCGGAGACCAAGCTTCAGGTATATTAAGTATAAACGATCTTATACAAATAGGCAATGAAGCTTTAACAAGAGCAGTAGATAAATTAGAGTGGGATATGTTAATCGACTCTGATGATATTGAAAAAACTCTTAAATCATTTTTTAGTAAACGTATTAAAGGAGCTATACGAAGACGTATTGATAGACATAGAGGTACGATGCGTATACCAGAGCACAAGATGAATGAAATACGTAAAAACCCTAAAGATAAAAAAATGGTTGAAATGTTTTTTAATTCTATATTTTTATCTATAGATGCTCAACCTTTAAATGATGAAGGTGAATCTATGGTACAACAGTTACCTGATAAATCAGAACCTTATAATGTTCAATTACTAAATGTTTACCTACAAGGTTTACTTAGAAAGCATTTAACAGAGCAACAATATGAGGTATTAAGATTATCATATGGTTTAGACTGTGATAAGCACACAGCAAAACAAATTGCTGCAAAACTAAACATCAACGGCGTTAGTGATTATGTGCGTGTTTCAGAGATAAAAAAACAAGCTGTTGACAAACTTATTGAAGAAGTTGATCACTCGCAAGTGCTTGACTATCTGTAAGTTAGGTTTGTAAAACATAAAAATTATGTGTAATTATATTAATAAGAAAAACCAATATACCAAATGACTTTAAACGAAAAATTAACTACAATTCAGACAAAGTTTAAATCGAAAAAAAGTAGGTTTAACTCTTTCGGCAAATATTACTTTCGCAGTGCCGAAGACATTCTCGAAGCTATTAAACCCTTTGAAAAGGAGTTGGATGTATATGTTACAATTGGTGAACAACTACTTGAAACAAATCCATTCCCTATCATAGAGACTACAGCTACTATATCTGATGGTAAACAAACAATAAATGCTACAGCATTAGTTGGTGTTGACCTTGATCAGAAAGGTATGCAAATGCCTCAAAGGTTTGGAGCTGCATCGAGTTATGGTAAGAAATATGCGTTAGGTAATTTGTTCTTAATTGATGACACTCAAGATAGTGATGCAACAAATACTCACGGTGTAGACAATACTACATTTAACAAAGCAAAAGCTTATGTTAAAGCTGGTGGTACAGTTGATGCTATTAAGAAAAAGTATAAACTTACATCAAAGCAAGAACAAGAATTAAAAACTCTAAATGGATAAAATAATAGAAAAACTACGTGATGACAAACATTACTACGGTGAGTTCGGTAAGAAGTATCTTAGTAATTCTGACATCAGTACGTTACTAAAAAATCCTTTATTGCTTGGGAAACCAAGTAAGCCTTCAGCAGCGTTCTTAGTTGGTGGATATTTTCACACAGCTATTCTTGAACCAGATAAGTTGAAGAAATACCTAGTAATACCTTCATCGACTAGGAACACGAAGGCTTATAAAGAGATGTCAGGCGGCGAGCTATGCTTGTTACAACACGAAGTTGACATGATAGATGTTATGTCAGATAAGATATTAAATAATAAAATATGTAAAGATCTTATTCGTGGTAACAACGTAGAATATGAACAACCTGGCGTAACAAAGCTTGAGGGTAATATGTGGAAAGGCAAAGCTGATATTATTAACCATGATGAAAAATTAGTAATTGATTTAAAAACTACTAATGACATAATGGCTTTTTCAAGATCAGCCTGGAAATATAATTACGACAGTCAAGCATACATTTATAACAAACTATTTGGTTACGAAATGTTATTTATTGTTATAGATAAAAACACTCATCAAATAGGCTTGTTTGATTGTTCGTCAGACTTTTTAGAGCGTGGGCTTGACAAAGTACGTAAGGCGACAGAAGCTTATGAGTTATTTTACAAAACAAAAGACTTTGATGCTTCACAATATTTTATTAACAAAACCCTTTAATTAATTAATATGGCAAGAACCAGAAAACCTCAATTAAAAGTATGCAGTGTAACAGGATTAGAAACTAGTACAACTAATTTCTACGCAAACCAAAATCATGTTAAAGCTGTAGATAACTTAAGAAGAACTACTAACGCGACTAAAGATCAGTTAGCTAGAATGTTTAATCAAATAAATCAATACGTATAGTATGGCAAGTATTATAGCAACTAGTATTGACCTTACTAAAATACCAAAAGATAAAATTATCAATGGTAAAAAAGGTAAATACTTACCTATAACTATTACTATCAACGATGAGCTAGATAACTTTGGCAATAACGGACCTGTTATAGTTCAACAGACTAAAGAGGAAAGAGATGCTAAAGTTGATAAAGTTTATTTAGGTAATGTAAAAGTTGTATGGACGAATGGAGAGAACGTTGCACCTGCTCCTAAACAGGAATCAGCTGTGGGCACACCACAACCAGCGGCTGTCAACGAGGTAGAAGATGACCTACCGTTTTAGTTTAGTTTTTTTATTTTTAAGCCTAGCGACTTATGGCCAAGTTCTAACATACGAGCTTGGTCAATCGCTTGGTGATCGTGATCCAAGTAAAAATTACTTGTATTTATATTTAGATAGAAAACAAAAGTCTTATGACATTGTAGACAAACTAAATACTGAAAAGTATTATAGAATAATAAATAAAAGTTTTAACACTGTGGTTGTTAAATGCTACAAAGCAGATTCTATTTGGGTTTACAATATAAAAAGAAAATTAAATATAAACTATGACCCTTGTGACATTGAAACGCCTTATTTAATTATGTTTGATAAAGAGCTTAATTATATATGGGACAGTGACACGGATATAAAGATGTATACTATTTTAAAACAGTATAAATAATGCAGACAACAGAGATCAATGGATTTTTGATTGACCAGTTCAATCAATATAAGCTAGAAGAAGGGAAAAAGCAGGGCATATGTCCTCTTTGCTCGCACACTAGAAAACCCAAGAATCAAAAAGCAAAATGTGCTTCTTATGATTGGGAACGTGGTCTCGGTACATGTCACAACTGTAGCACATCATTTCAGCTGCACACGTACCAACGTAAGGGTGCTAGCGAACGTGTATATGTTAGACCAGTCGAACCACCGGCTGATGAATGGAATATACCACGAACTAAAGTAGCTGAATGGTTTGACACAAGAGGTATATCAACTCAGACTCTTATTGATTTACAAATCAGTGAGGGTCCTGAGTATATGCCACAAACCGGCAAAACCGAGAATACCATAAAGTTTAATTACTACATGGGCGATCAACTTATTAATGTTAAATATAGAGATGGTCGTAAGAATTTTAAATTATATAAAGGTGCTGAAAAAGTATTTTATAATATCAATAGTATTATAGGTTATGACAATTGCGTTATAACAGAAGGTGAAATAGATACATTATCTTTTCACGAAGCAGGTATTAAAAATGTTATATCAGTTCCTAACGGCGCAACGCTTACTAATAACAACTTAGATTATTTAGATAACTGTATTGATTACTTTGAAGACAAAGAAAAAATACTTTTAGCTATAGACAAAGACGATGCAGGCTTAATGTTACAACAAGAGTTTGTACGTAGGCTTGGTGCTGAAGTTTGTTTTTTAGTAGACCTTGACGACTGTAAAGACGCTAATGAATATTTAGTAAAGTATGGAAAAGAAAAACTGGCAGAGTGTGTTAACAAAGCAAGACCGTATCCACTCGAAAACGTTACAACGTTCAAAGACATCGAAACAGAAGTCACCGACTTTGTTAAACATGGTTTTAAACCGGGTTACCAAGTTGGTCTCTCTAACTTCGACAAAATCTTCAGTACATACACAGGTCAGTTTATTACTGTTACTGGGATACCTAGTAGCGGTAAGTCTGATTTTGTTGACCAAATGGTTGTAGGTTATAATAAAAACTACGGCTGGAAAACAGCTTTTGCTAGCCCTGAAAACGCACCAACATATCTACACGCTCATAAGTTAATGCGTAAGGTATGGGGTGACATGCCAAGCACTCATGATATAGGTAGTGCTAAATGGAAAGAGGTTGCTAGTCATGTTAATGATAACTTTTATTTTATTGACATGGACAAGTACGACCTTGAATCAGTGTTACGTAAGGGTGCTGAGCTGGTTAAACGTAAAGGTATTAAATGCTTAGTCATTGATCCTTATAATAAAGTCAGAGATATAAACGCTGTGTCAGACGATGTTAATCGTTACACAATGGATTACTTAATGAAGATAGAAGCTTTTGCTAAAAAGTATGATGCTTTAGTTTTTATAGTAGCTCACCCTACTAAGATGATGAAAAACGATAAAGGTCAAATACAAGAACCTAATATGTACAACATTAAAGGCGGTGGTGAATGGTATGACGCTAGCTATCACGGGTTATTAGTACATAGAGATTACGAAGCTAAAACAGTTAAAGCTAAAGTACTTAAAGTTAAGTTTCAAAATTTAGGTGAGAACGGTGCTGAAGCACATTTCAAATGGGAACCAAGATCTGGTAGCTTTATACCGCAACTAGATGTAGTAAATGAAGACGATGCCTTACCGTGGGAATAAAAATCAAAACGTTATACACTATGGCAAGTATGAAAAGACTGAAGAAGAGTTTGAGGCATACAGATGGTGTATAAACAATGGTATAATTATATTTCCTGAGTGTAAGTTAACATCTCCTTGGGCTATTGAAATTAAAATTAAAAATAAAGTATATAAATCACCAGATCAATATCATGCAATAGAGGTTTGGGAAAAGATGTACGAGTATTATAAATATTATTATAACAAATATGGCAAGAACAGTATTTAGAAACGCCAATAAAGCTTACGAACATACGTTAGACCTTTTAATTACAGAAGGTGTAGACTATGATAACACAAAAGCTTTGTGGAACGTAGGATTTTATATACAAGATCCGCTTAATAACCATATAACAAATAAGCAACGTAATTGGAAGCTTGAGTATGCTGAAGCTGAATGGCAATGGTATTTATCAGGTGATAGAAATATTAAAAAGCTAGGTGAGTTATATGGCAAAGTGCCACCTATATGGGAACGTATGGCAGACACCGACGGTAACGTTATGTCTAACTACGGTTGGCAATGGCAGCGTAATAATCAAATAGATTATGTTGTTGGTAAACTAAGAGAAAACAAAACAACTAGACACGCTGCAATAAGTATATATGATGCAAAAGAATATGAACAATACAGAAAAGATACACCATGTACTTATGCAGTACAGTTTCATATAACACCAGTGACTAGTACACTAGGACTTAAAGACAGATTAAACATGTCTGTTTTTATGCGTTCTAACGACATCTGGTATGGTTTCTGTAACGATCAGTATCAGTTCTCATCATTACAAAAAATGATTGCACAGAGATTAGATTTAGACATGGGCTGGTATTATCATCATGCTCATAATATGCACTTATATAAAGACAAATTATAACTTATGTATTATTTATACCACATACCAGGTAAAAAGATTGGTGTTACACGTAATCTTAATAACAGGGTTACCCTTATGCAAGGCTATAAGGAGGGTGAATACGAAGTTCTTGATCAGTCAGAAGATATAGATTACATATCGGATAAAGAGATAGAACTTCAACAATCTTACGGCTATAAAGTAGATTTAAAACCTTATAAAAATTTATTTAATAAAATGAAAATAAATGCAACAGAACAAACCTCAACATTTAACTGTCCAGTTAATAAATTAAAAGGACAATTGATGGACCACGTAGGTTTAACTTGGCAAACGGAATTTGGCCAGTTTGAAATTACCAAACAAACTATTCCATGGATAATGGCTAATGTTAAAACGTCTATGTTTAATGAAAACAGAAGCTATATTTATAACAAAGCTTTTTATGAAGCTTATTTTAATCCAACACATAATCCCGATATACAAACACATGAAGATCGTTTTGATCTAATTAGAGACTGGGCTGCTACACGCGGGCTGTATGACAAAGGCAATTCACATACGCAGTATGTTAAGCTTATGGAAGAAGCTGGCGAGTTAGCCAAAGCTTTGTTAGACAAAGACAAAGAAGAAATCATAGACGCTATCGGTGATATGGTTGTTGTATTAACAAACCTTGCTCATTTACAAGGGCTTGAAATTGAAGACTGTATTGATTCAGCTTACAATGTGATTGCAGCAAGAACAGGTAAAATGATTAACGGAACATTTGTAAAAGATGCAGATTAAAACAAAAGATAAAATAGTAAGAGAAGTAATTAACAAAATAGACGAACGTAGTTTAATTGGCCAAGCGAAGTATGGTGCCACAATGATGGACGAAATAGAAGGTGAGGTTAAAGACTTAGATCGTTTCTTAGTTGATGTACAAGAAGAAATAATGGACGCATTGTTATATATTCAAGCAGCAAGACATTGCTTGCGTGATGAAATAGAAGAGGCAATGCTTAATAGAATGAATGTTATAGGACAAAACGGTAATACTGGAGAACACTATGACATCGAAGTTAATGATGAAGAGATCTTATAAAAGGAAAAAAGGTCCTGTTCAAAGTAAAAAAGTTACTGCCGACGGGATAAAGTTTGCTTCTGGATTAGAAAAATATATGTATCTTGCACTCAAGAAAGCTGGTATAACAGCCCTGTATGAAGGTCAAACATTTGAGTTGATTGAATCGTTTGACTTTCCATTTGAGTGTTATGAACGATGCGGTAATGGTAAAGGTGTTTATAAAAATAGAGGTAATAAAAAAATACTTAATATGAAATACACACCAGACTTTGTTGGTAAAGGCTTTATAATAGAATGTAAAGGTAGAGCCAACGAGTCTTTTCCATTACGTTGGAAAATATTTAAAAAGCTAATGTCAGAAAGACGTATAGGTCCTTTCACTTTATATAAACCACAAAATCAAAAAGAATGCGACGAGACAGTAAGGTTAATATTACAAAACAAAAACAATTAGCTAGGCGTAAATACGCTGAGCGTCAAATCGATAAATTTGTTAAGTGGTCTTGGGACGTGAAAGGCTACGTTAAGTATAAAGATATAGTTAAAAAACAAAATGAATATAATATAAAATGTTATGGCTAGATTAACAATATCAGCTTATATAGAAAAACCAAAAAAGAAAAGACCCGGCGTACACGCCAAAAGTAAACATAGTAATAATAAACAAAGTAAAAATTATGTCAAAAAATATAGAGGACAAGGTAAAAGATGATTGGTCTTTTTCCATAGGATTTTACCCAGGTATATTGTTTGGGGCCAGAAGTTACAATGAACCAAAACAAACAGCACACGTATTTTATTTACCATTTATAGACTTTGCATTAGAAATTTTTTATAAGTAATGGGATTATTTGATGAACGTATACCATATAAACCTTTTGAGTATCCTGAGTACTATACAGAAGGTTGGTTAAAACAAGCTCAGGCGTTTTGGTTGCATACAGAAATACCTATGCAAGGTGATTTAAAAGATTGGAAAGAAAAATTAAATGATAAAGAGAAGAACTTGGTCGGAAACATATTACTCGGTTTCGCCCAGACAGAATGTGCAGTATCAGATTACTGGACTCAGAAGGTTGTCTCATGGTTTCCTAAACATGAGATCCAGCAGATGGCTATGATGTTTGGCTCGCAAGAGACAATACACGCTGTAGCTTATAGTTATTTAAATGAAACACTAGGATTAGAAAATTATGAAGCGTTTTTACACGAACCTGCGACAGCCGACCGTTTTGATAACTTGGTTGCTTATGACGGTACTAGTTCAGTCGGCATTGGAAGAAGCTTGGCAATATTTTCAGCCTTTGCCGAGGGCGTTAGTTTGTATAGTGCTTTTGCTGTACTATATAGTTTTCAACTACGCAATTTACTCAAAGGAATTGGACAACAAATGAAATGGTCTGTGCGTGATGAATCACTGCATAGTAAAATGGGTTGTCAATTGTTTAGACACATGTGTCAAGAAGATCCTAAGTTATTAGATCTTTGTAGAGATGATGTAGTACAAGCTGCTAAAACAATGGTTGAATTAGAAGAAAAATACATTGATAAGATGTTTGAAATGGGTGATATTGAAAACCTAAAAGCAGACGACTTAAAACAATTTATAAGAAAAAGAGCAAATGAAAAACTACAAGAGCTCGGTTATATTTCGATATTTGATTACGATAAGAAGGCTGCAGCAAACCTCGATTGGTTCTATCATCTCACTGGTGGTCATACCCATACTGACTTTTTCGCTATTAGGCCAACTGATTACTCGAAGGCAAATGAAGGCGAAGACTTCGAAGACATATGGTAATGGAGGCTAAAAGATTATGGAGGTATAGACTTATAAAGTTTATGAGGTATACCAATAAGCTAACAGCATATCAAAAGGTAGCGTCTCGTATTGGATATATGGGCGCTGGCTTTTTGATAGCTGCACAATGGACAATAGAACCTATACTATATGTGATGGGTTTTACATGTGTTATTATACAAGTAATGTCACGTAAACAATGGAACTTAGTAGCATTAAACCTTAATGGTTTAATAGCTTGGTTTACTCATTTAATGAGATGAAACAATTTTTAAAATATACTATTGTATGGATCAGTCAAAACCTAGCAATACCATTTTGGGTTGTAGGTCATATACATTTATCTATACATACGTTTCATGATCTGTATGAAATATTGTCTAGCATAGGTATGAATATAATAGTATTAACAGGTTTTATAATAGATTATAAAAATGAAAGGACAGAAACAAAGCAAAGTTAAAGTGCTTGAAAATAAAGTTAAAGCACTAACTAATATAGTACAACAATTAATTAGAGAAGTACAAGCAAACACAACTATGTCTGAAGGTACTTTGACTGCTTTTCAAATACATGTAGGTAAAGATGAGTGGGAAAAAATTGTTGATGAATTAAAAAATAAAGAACAAAGAGATGTGGAACAACGAGTGGAAAAAAGGGATTGATTACCCTGCTTGGGGAAATAACGAAGTATATAAAACCACTATTGGTGGTAGTTATTTATTACCAGGTGAAACACCAAGAGATGCCTATACACGTGTGGCTACAACTATAGCTAAACGTTTGTATCGTCCAGAGATGGCTGATACTTTTTTTGATTATATATGGAAAGGCTGGCTATGTTTAGCCTCTCCAGTATTGTCTAATACAGGCACAGATAGAGGTTTACCTATAAGTTGTTTTGGTATTGATGTCGCAGACAGCATACAAGACATAGGTAAAAAAAATTTAGAGATGATGTTGCTAGCTAAACACGGCGGAGGAGTTGGCATCGGAGTTAATATGATTAGACCCGCCGGAGCAAACATAACAAACAATGGAACAAGTGATGGAGTTGTACCGTTTTGTAAAATATATGATTCGACTATACTTGCCACTAATCAAGGATCTGTCCGAAGAGGAGCGGCATCAGTTAATATCAACATTGAACATGACGATTTTGAAGAATGGCTCGAGATTAGAGAACCAAAAGGAGATGTCAATAGACAATCTCTTAACCTACACCAATGTGCTGTCGTCGGTGATAAGTTTATGCGAGCAATTGAAGCAGGAGATAAAGTTGCCAGACGTAAGTGGAGCAAGCTCATACAGAAACGAAAAGCTACTGGTGAACCTTATGTTTTATTTAAAGGAAATACGAATAAGCAGAACCCCCAAGCTTACAAAGACAATGCATTAAAAGTACATATGACAAATATATGTAGCGAAATAGTATTACATACTGATGAGTCACATAGTTTTGTTTGTTGTTTATCAAGTTTAAATTTAGCAAAATATGATGAATGGAGAAACACGAATCTTATTCACGATAGTATATGGTTCCTTGATGGAGTACTGGAAGAGTTTATTCAAAGAGCAAAATACAGATACGGATTTGAAAACGCAGTACGATCTGCGGAAAAAGGCAGAGCGCTCGGCCTTGGCGTATTGGGCTGGCACACCTACCTCCAAGAGAAAGGATTACCATTTGAAGGTTTATCCGCCCAATTCGAAACCAGAAGGATTTTTTCACAAATTAAAATCGAAAGCGAAAGAGCTAGTAGAGGTCTTGCTGAGACTTATGGCGAACCTTTGTGGTGTCGCGGAACTGGTCTTCGTAATACTCACCTACGTGCTATTGCTCCTACTGTTAGCAACAGCAAACTTAGTGGAAACGTTAGTCCGGGTATTGAACCATGGGCTGCTAATGTTTTTACCGAACAAACAGCAAAAGGAACGTTCATAAGAAAAAACCCTACACTAATTAAGGTTTTAAGAAAACATAAATTAAATAATGAAGAGATATGGAATAAAATACTGGCTGATGGGGGCAGTGTTCAGAATATATCTGAGCTTGAAGATATTACAATTGCTCATGGTATACCAGTTAAAGAAGTTTTTAAAACTTTCAAAGAAATAAACCAACTTGAATTAGTTAATCAAGCAGGAATAAGACAACAATATATAGATCAATCTGTTAGCCTTAACCTAGCTTTTCCTAGTCAAGCCACGCCTAAGTGGATTAACAAGGTACATATGGAAGCTTGGAAAAAAGGTATTAAAACTTTATATTATGTTAGAACAGAGTCTGTATTACGTGGCGATATAGCTGATGCTGCTATGTCTGAAGACTGCTTAGCTTGTGACGGATAATAAAGAAGGGGAACTCTATTGAGCTCCCCTTCGGTTACAGGATCTTTCGGGTATGGTACGCCCGTTATGTCTTTGATCCCTATTTTTTACACATGCATTGTGCCACTGGACATTCTTTAACATCTACAATTAACTTAGATATTAACCAATTCCATTTACATAATAACTTACACCATATATGTTGTATCCACAATCCTAATTTTACTAATAACTTTCCCATAATATTTTTATTTATTCACCACAGGGTTTACCTGTAGCTACATTAACCCAATCTTCTTTTTCAAACCAGTCTCTAAGTGTAGCTCCTTTTTTACGAGCACCTTTTACATTAGACTTACTAGATCTCTTATACTTTCCTTTGGCCGCAGCAGACTTCTTAGCGTTAACAACCTTCTGTCTTTCTTCTTTACTCATTGACAGCCATTTCTTTCTAGGCAGACAAACTTTTTTAGTTCCGCCTCCTTTAATTTTATTAGCCATTACTTTTTCTTTTTACTTTTACCCATTTTACCTGGGCCTCCAGCTTTAGTACATCTTACGCCCCAACCTGAAGCGTAAGCGCTTGGCCAGACATCAAATTTCTTTTTTGCCGCTGCTTTACAAGCTGGACTAATCTTTGTTCTTTTTATTTTATTTGCCATGTTAATTTGTTTTACGCCTATGTGATTTTTGTTTATCTTGTTTTATAGCTTCAGATATTTCTTTTGCGTTAATATTTAATTTAAAGCTTATATCAGCAGACCATTTTCTTACAACTCTCTTTTCTTTTTCTTCTTCAACATATACTATAACTACTGGTACTGCTTGAATTTTTTCTCGCAAACTCTTTGTTTGATCTTCAATCCAAGCAAAATCTACAGTTACACCTTCTATTTTGCTAGGTAATTTTAAAGTATTTCTTTCATTCCAGTGAGCATTAATATGGAGTATTTTATAATCCTGTGTAAATGCAGTAGTACAAAATAAAATTAATATTAAAGTGATAATTTTTTTCATGATTATTTGTCTTCAATTATTTCATATAACTTCTCATCAATTTTATCTAACTTCTTACTATTCTCTTCAACTTTATCTTGCGTGTTCATTATTGTTTCACGTATTAGTTGATCTTTCAAATCATATTCAGTTCGACTAATTGTTGGTTCAGGTAATTTTTTAGCGATGTCTATTTCTTTTTGCAGCGTAAAATACATTGCAGCTAGAGATATAGCACCAACTATTACAATACCTATTGTCTTCAAATCTAGAGTTACCTTAGTGTTTTCTCCAAGTTGTGTGGCCATATTTATTTATTTAGTTTAATCTATTACGAATCTACGTTTTTTATTTGATGATTTTTTCTTTTTTGTTTTCTTTTTTTCTTCGTCTTCAATACCTAGTTCCCAGTCTTGCCAACCACCTAGCAATGCAAACCTTTCCCAGGTTTCTAAGTCTTGAGTTGTAGCTTGTACAACATTGTTTGTTTTCTTTATTGCTCTATCTAATGGTATGTTTGTAGTAGCTGCAATAATATTTGCTCCTGCTAAGTACGCAGGGTTTTCAAGCGACAATCCTTCACTCATCATTTTATCTTTATCCCATTGGTACGATCTTGCTGCTTGATTTATTCTTGAAAGCTTAGCTGATAATGGAGGTGATAACTTAGCAACTTCATAACCTATCTTTTCAAACTTAGGATTTTTCTTTTGGCTTTCGTCGTATATTCTTTTACCTACATTTTTTCCTATAGAAACAATAGCTCCACCAATACCCATACCTCTTAATAATGAGTCCGCCATACCATTAGCTATGTTTACATACTTACTATTTTCATCTTCCTCTTCGATGTCACCAAATGCTACAGCAAATATAGCTTGTTGCAGGGCGTTGAATATTAAGTTTTGAACTAGCATGTAGTAAACTATTTTAGAAGCATTTGTTTTAAAATCACCTCTACCATTTTTAATATCAGACGCGGCTTTTTTAATTAACCTCATATACTGCATAGGTGTGTTACCAAATGCTAATATTATTCTACCTAATGGTCCAGCTTGTTGTGCGGATATTCTATCAGGTCTACTAGACTGCTGAGCTTCTTCAGCTATTTCTCTAAAATCTTGAAAAGCTTTTTCTTCTGCAGCTTTCTGATCCATACCTTGTTTCTTGTATGTATTAATTCTATTTCTATAAAGAGTAGCGCCACCTGTTGCGATAGCTAAACTATCAGCTATTTGTGTTGGTAAGAAACCAAATTGTAACAACTTAGATACAACACCTCTGTATCCAGCTTGCTTAGCCATGTCAGCAATATCAGACTCATTAACGTTAAACCTTAAACCACTACGTCTTTCAACTAAGAAGTCTGAGTTCATTAACATCATTACATCTTTCCAATACTGAGGTTGATTAGCATACACTTTAGCAGCGTTGTATATATTATTGTCTGTAAAGTTTACAAAGTTAGCAGATGATATTAACTGTAGTAAAGCTGATCTAGTATTAAAGAACATGATTGTACCGATTTGACCTGTTAACCAGTCTGTAAATTTACCAGTCATTGTATCACCATCAAAGCTTCTATTACGACCACTCTTCATACGAGCTAGCATACCTTCTAAAGCTTTTCTATATGGTTTACCAAACGCAGCTTCAAGCTTATTCATATTCTTTTCAGAAAATATTATATCAGCATTTTCCTGCCATTGTTGTAGATACAAAGATCTTTTAACAGTACCTATAGTGTTTAATAAATCAGTTGTTATAGTACCAGCTGGCCAACCTACTTTAGGCGCAGCATACTCTGTACCTTTTTGCATACCTATTAATTGGTCAGCAAATGTTTTTAGTGTTTCGTTTTTATTAACAAAGTCAACTAAATCTTTATTATCTGCCTTACTTATACCAGGAACTTCCATACCTTGTTGGTTCCATATATAAACTCTTACAGCTTGCTCGCGTGTAAATGGTTCACCTGGTACTTTCTTTTTAAGATCTTTTGGTTTAATCTTTATTTGTTTCTTTAATGCTTTGTAATCTTCAAACATTGCTCGTCTAGCACGAGATATATTAGTCATAGCTCTAGCATATGGGTCTAATAAATTAGCTTTGTACCAAGCCATCTGTGAATCACCAACTTTACCTTTACCTAACGTAGCGTATAATAAACCTACGAAATCTTCAGCTGACGGTGGAACAAATATATTAAACCTACCTTTATCTTTACCAGCAACTTCACCTTTAACTTGACCATAAGTTTTTTCAGAAGCAATACCTGTTTTGTTTTCTATAATGTCGTTAAAGTCTTTATCAAGATCTTTACTTGCCAATATTCTAGCTTGTCTTATTTTAGATTTAACATCTAATACACTTAATGCGTCTTGTACAGCTTTAACATTTTTATATACATCGTCAGCAAAATAAAAGTCATTGTAACCTTCAGCTGCTTTACCTACTATCCATCTAGCCTTTGCTTGTGGTGTTCCGTCTGCCAAACCTGTTATATTACCTAGTGGTATTTCTAAACCTATACCTTTTAAAAAATCATATATAGCTTGAGCTGATTCTTGTGGTCTAGCTGTAAGTATAAATACGTCTTTGTTTCCAAACTTATTAATTGCTTTTTCCATTTTAGCAGCTAATGGCCCAGGCTTCCCATCAACAACTTTATTAAACTCACTAAAATCAAACTTAGCCCCTTGCCCTTCTAGTGTGCTGTGTTGTTTTGCAAACTCAGCTGGAGTAATTTTTTTAGTATTACCGTTAGGCATATTAACTATAACCATACTTTTACTTGTAGCTACAGTATCATCAAAATCAAATACACTAATACCTTTTTCAGAAGCTCTAGGATCTCTAGCTTTGTTTAAAGCTTCGTCTACTAATTTACTTAACGATAAGTTTGTAGGTAAAGACTTACTAGCTTTTACTGGTCTTATAGATTTAGCTAATATCTTGTTATCTTTTTCAGAAGCTTTTTCTTGTTGAGATGCAAATGTTCTAGGTACTGTGTTACCGTATTGATCTATGTTTAGTTCTTGAGCTATTGTCTTTTTATTTATTAAAACAATATCACTAGGACTTATACCGAAATTATTATTACCAACATTGGTATTAAAATATCTAGCCCATATATTATCTGACATCTGCCAACCAGCAGGCGGCATACTTTGATAATTAAATTCGCCTCTTAGTTTTAACTTCTTATCGTTTGTATCAGACAGTATACCTTGAAAATAATTTTTCTTTACATCAGGATAATTCTTTTTAATCTTACCTTCTAATGCCGATGCAAACAAATACTTAGAAACTAGACTAGCAGGTAACACGTGTTCTTCTACAATAGCATCGTTTTCTATATCTTTAGATATAAAGGTCCATGGTGATGCTGCTCTCATGAAATGCCCTTGATATTGACTAGTGCTACTAAGTAATGATATAACAAATGGTATAGTAGACTTATCATCTTTCATCATCTTTTCAAGAGCTAAAAATATATCTTCTAAACCTTTTTGTTTTAATTTATTTTCTTTAGCTATAGTACCATCTTCAAACCTACGCATAGCGACGTTAGATACTTTTCTATTTTTACCCGTGCCAGTGGTAATATTGGTTTTAGTAACAGCGGCCGTAATAGCTTTGTTTTCTTTTGCAAACTCTACTCCTCGTATTAAGTCTGTTAATTCATCTTTACTTAAAAAGAAAAAGTTTCTTTTATAACCAGACTTACCGGCGCCAGCAAAAGTGCCTGGTGTAAAGAAAGCTTGTGGTAGATATTTAGGTAATTTCTCTAATACAAAAGCTTTGAACTTAACTCTATCAGCTTCGTTAGTTGCTTCAATAAAATCTACACCCACATCTTTAGCTATACGCTTCCATATCTTATTATTTCTAGCAGCATCATATTCTGTAGCTACATCACTTTTTTGTAGGTCATTAAGTGTTTCTTCAAACACTTGTGAGGCCATAATTCTAGATTTTGTACTAGTAATGTTAGCCACGGTTTGGCGTTTTTTCGTTTGCTCAATACCAGGAAGTGCTTTTACTTTTTGGCGGGCCGCCCTGCTTACAGTATTTTGCGCCTGAAGTTTCGCCATTCCCTTTAACATCTGACCTATACTTCTGTCATATTGATTAAGCTCTCCACGAGGTGTAATACCTATATCTACTTTAACCTGATCTATAACTTCTTGTGTAGGATTTCTAAACTCAGGCTTTAATCTTTTAACTTTTGTTTGACTAGTTAAACCTTTACTCCTTCCACCTGGTGTAGTAATAGCACCTGTTGGATCTACAAAGTCTTCGTAGAAATAATTTAACAACCTATTGTTAATACCTACAGAAACACCTTTAACAGTTGGGTCTACAGCTATACTCTCACCTTCAATACCCACATCAGATATATCACCCTCATTTTGCGCTACATTAAACTCAGGTAATATCTTAATAAAGTTTTTCATGTTTTGACCAACTCTAAAAAACTCTTGTATATTACCAGCTTCAGACTTTTCTTGTACTCCTTTTACTATTTTTTTAGCGTAAGTTAAGTTTTTCTTTGCGTCGGTAATTTTAGTTTCAGGAACTTCAAATATTACTTCTGCAACTTTACCAGCGTATCTATTATTAAGTTCCTTAGGTGTGATCTTAGATACGTCCTCTGACTTAATATCAACTATATTTTTAATCTTAGTTTGCTTTTCTGGTGTAACTTTTTCAAAGCTTAATGGATCAATTTTAGTTGTAACCTTTTCGTCTACAGTCACATCAACCGCTGGTCCTGATACTGTCGATGGATCTACAACTTGTCTAGCTTGTTCACTGTCTATGCTAGTACCTTCTGTTCTTTGTCTTTGGCTTTCTTTAAATAAAGCTTTGTTAGCGTCTAATCTAGCGAAGTTAGTGTTAGAAAAAATAAATTCAGCAAATGATTTACCTGTTGCTGGGTCGTAGTTTAATAACCTTTCCTGTATACTTCTTAATGTACCATCAGCTTGCTCTTTACTACTAGACCTTGAATTAACATAGTTGTATATTACACCACCTTTTTCTGTAGCTTTAAACGCATCTCCAAAAACTCTTGGGTCAGACTGAAACTGATCTTTTGTAGTTATAGTTTCAGGTATTATATTGTTAATTGTTTCTACTACAGTACCAGAAGCTAATGGTCCTCTTGTACCATCACTATCAATATCTCCAACTTGTATACCTTCTACCGCGGCTGCTTTTTGTCTGCCAGTTAATTCACCCTTTATAACACTTTTGTTATAATCTCTTACAAAGTTAAATACATCTTTACCGTTTTCAAACGTAATAGGTTTACCTGTTAGCTTAGCAAAAGCTTCGGATAATATTCTACCTATACGTTCCATAACACTTTCATTGTAAACAATTCTGCCTTCAAGCATCTCCTCGCTAAGCAGTGTTAATACTTCTTCAAAGTTTTGTGGGTTATTTTCTAAATCATAACCAGCTAAACGTGTAGCAAAGTTATCTGTTAAATCTAATATCTTACTATTTGTAGTCAGCTCATTTAATAACGATGTACCAATTTTTTTAGCAAGCTCTGCATCTGTTCCTATTGTTTGTGATAATATAGCATGCAGAACTTCATGAGCTTCTGTTGTAGCTTTACCTTCGTTTCTAGCTTGATTTATTAATATAAATTTATCACCATCACTATTTTCTACAATAGTACCAAAGTTAGTATTTTTTTTATCACCAACATTATAACCTTGTTGTTCAAGTTCATTTAACTTATTTGTTACAGCTGCGTCATCTTTAAAATATTCTATAGGAACATCAAGAGCTTTAGATATTTTAGTAGCACCACCAATAACTTGTGTACTAAACTCTGACTTACCTATCTCAGCAAGCTCTGTATTTATTTCTTTTATACGATCTTTTATAGGTTGAGCAAGCGCATCGTCTTGTTGTTTAAGCTGTTTGTTTAAACCGTTTCGTTCCATTATAAGATCAAAAGATCTTTCTTTGTTTTCAATACTAAAGTTAGAAGGTATATTGTAACCAGCATTACGAGCGTTAGATAGCTCTTGCATTTGATTATCGTATTGATCTTGATTTATTTTATTAGCAGCAAGATCTCCTTTTAAATTGTTTTCTTGATTTTTAAAATAAGCTTCTACTATTTTAATACTTTCTGCGTCTCTTGAATTAAATCTTGTTGCTGCAGTTCTATATAACTGTCTAGATTCAATAGTTGCTTGACCAGCAACCTTACCACCGCCAAGAGTAACAACACCAACTATACCACCAGCTATAGCATTATCTCTTATTTCAGCTGGATCAAAATAACTTGTAGCAGTTATGTTTTCAAAATCATCTGCTAACTGTATACCTTTACTTAATTGAGATACACCAGCTTGACCAGCTTCAGTTCCAGCTTCTCTTAAACCAGATGTACCAACAGCTCTAACGTTTTGTGGAGCGTTTTTAGCAAACTGTTTCCATTGGTTTCTAAATAACGATGCAGATGTTTTCTTGTTTAACGTTCCAAGTCCTATAGACTTAATAAAGTTTTTTACAAGCGGAGCTGCACCAAGTCTTTCTAGTCCAGTTTCTACAGCTGCAAACCCAGCGACTTCAGCTCTATTCGCATATTTACCTTCACTAATAGCTTCAGCAACTAGTTTATCAAATTCAGGGTTTGAAGCATCTATACCGTCTTCCTTTAAACCTTGTAATATAGTATCATAATAGTTCTGACCATATATACTACCAAACATAGCTGTTAAACCAAGCACACCACTAGCTCCTCCAGTAAATGGACTTAGCGCAGCTGATCCACCAACAACAACTAAACTAGAACCTGCTTCACCTGTTGTTAAAAGTATGTCTTCTAAACTAATACCATCATCATAATCAGGTGCTCTATATAAACCTAATTCAGCTTCTTTACCTGCTATGTTTTTTACTTTACCCTTAATATTATCTTGTGTTTGTAGAATAAGATCTATCAACTCTTTAGATCTTTCCTCAGCAGTAAGTCTTCTATCTGGTTTTATTGATACAGCACCATAAGCACTTGCAGGCATAGAAGCTTTTTGTTTAACTCTTACTTCTTCATTTGGATCTTTATCTAGCAAGCCGTTTAATTCTACAAGATAATCTTCTAGCGCGCCATGCTCAGCACTTAAACCAGCTTTCTCAAAACCTAAACCAAATTGTTTCCAACCTTTCCTCCAGCCTTCACGTAAAGAACTAGGGTCTTTGCTTAAAAACGGATCTTTACTTCTACCATAACCCACATGTCTTTCACCCATTATAGCTTCAGTAACGTCTGTGTACTCGTTAAACACTCTTTTAAATGTTTGAGAGTTTTCTACAGGTTCAACTATATTTTTTAAAAACCATTCATTAGCTTCTTTATTAGCAGCTATAACACCTTCTTCTGTAGTTAAATCCCATTCATTACGTTTGTTAGCTTCCCACTCTTTATAATCGTCAGACATCAAAGCAGATCTTGATTCTAACATTTGAGTTACAATAGGATCTTGTTGTAGAGCTTGAGCTCTACCATCTTCTAACGCTTGATTAAATTGCTCAGGTGTATCGTATAAATTAAAGTCATCAGGTAAGTAACTAGATATTCTATCATACATACCTTTACTTGGCTTAACCTCATACTTGTCTTTAGACTTGTTATAAACAGAGCTAAAGTATCTAGGTTTAGAAACCATTTTATCAGCAAAAAGTAATCTATCTGCTTTAGGTTTATCAGCTAAAAAAGAATATTTACCTTGACCTAATATAGCGTCATTATAGTTCTTTTGGAAATCAATAATCTGTTGATCAAAACTTCTTTGATCACCATAAACTAATTCACCTTGAGGAGTTTTAGGTATAGATCTATCTTTTATATCTAAATCCAAAGAACCATCTTCCAAGTTTGATCCCGTACTCTCGGATGCTATTGGCTCCGGTGCTACAGTTGCATCCGTCTCCGCAACACCTGCTAGCTTTCCCTGTCTTCTACTATATTCTTCTATTACTAGTTTAATATTTTCTTCAGGTTCTCCAGCGTCAATCATACGTTGTACAATAACTTCTAGCTCTTCCATATTTTATTGTTATTTTTGTAGATACTTCTCTATTAAAGATTTAGCGTCAGCTGCACCTAGCGAGTCTCTTAAATACTTAATTAAATTATCTAAAAAGTTTTCGTCTATTTTTATTTTTGTTAAACCGTCTGGTCCTTCAAAACCTATTTGATCACTACCAGCTACAGCTTCACGGTATGTAATACCAGCGTCTTCTAATAATTCTTTAAATGAAGCTTTACTTCTTTTACCATCAGAACCTTTAACATTAACATTTAAATTGTTCAATACACCCATCATTTCAGTTTCACCTATATCTGTTGTAGTAATACCTTTTTCAACATCTGCTATAATTTTATCTAAGCTACTACCTTCTAAAGCTTTAATCATATCATTTACATATTGACTAGATTTTGGTACAGTGTCATAACCAGATGTAGTAGGTATTCTACCTTTATTTAATGTTCTAATAAGTCTTTGATATTCATCTGGATCGCCTAACGTAAACTGATCTACTAAAACTGGTTGTTCTGATCTTTCACCGTCTTTTGTTACCATTTGATCTTTAAATACATCAAACACTAAGGCATCACCAGATTCTGACGGCGCAAAAGTATAACCATTAATATTCTGTAAAGAGTTTACAATATCCATAGGGTCTGTTTCAGGATCAGCATTGTTAGCTTTATCATAAGCAACATCAACAGCATTTATAATTTCATTGTCAGATCTTTCAGCTGATGTTGGCTTGTCTACATCTTTAGGTTTTTGTGGAGCTACCTTATAGTAGTATTGTTTCTTACCGTCTTTTAGTGTAGGTTGAAAAACACCGTTATTATCATATTCACCTAATACTTCTAAGTTAGGTATCGATGCTATTGTTTGATCTATAAGTATATCTCTTAATTGTTCTACAGTAATATCAGCGCTTGTCTTAGCTGTTTTTAATCCGTTTTTTATATCTTCTGCGTTATCAGCGTTCCATTTGTTAGCTAAAGCTTCTGCGTCTGGTACAAAATTATTTGACCAGCTATTACTATCAGTAGCTTGTTTTAAAGTATAATTATAAAAGGATTCAGGCATTTGATTTCCTTTAGCACCAAATACAATACCACTAACCATTTGATTTGCTTCAGCAACTAATAAACCTCTTAAAGCATTTGCGTTTATCATTTGCTTATCACCTTGAGGTTTGTTTAAATAAAGACTTTCATCTAAAGCTTTATTTGGATTCATTATAGGAGCACCTTCATTGTTAGTCATTGCCTGCATTTTTTCAATCATAACAGTTGGACCTTTAGGTACATCAACAATAAACTCATAACCATCTGCAGAGTTCATAAGCTTCAACCACTCTTTACCTAGTATAGATTTATCATATTTTTCTCCATTAATATCAGAGCCTTTAATGTTCATTCTAAGGTCTTTAGCGTCTTGATCATACACTACATCAACTGAAGTTCCTTGGTTAAATCTACCAGACAATACGTCTAGTAGCCACTGATTTTCTTTAAGTTCTTTTCTACCTTCTTCTGTGCCCGGATCACCAACCAAACGTATTCCACCCGGTTGGTTTAATGATAAATACTTATCATTCCATAACTTAGTGTTCGCGTCCCAGCTGCCAGCAAATTCACCAGTCTCTGTTAGTAAGCTTTGGTAATTTGTTATTACATCTCTAGCTTCAGCTCTTTTTTCATCATCACCAAATTGAGTAGCTAAATACATTTGCGCTTGAGCTGCGTAATTAACTTGAGAAGCTAGCATGTTCTTTACAGATAGGTCAACGTTAGGAATATCCTCAAGTTTGTTTAATTGATTTATTTGACCAATTTTCCATTGATCAATTTTATATTCCCTCTCTTGCATCTCTTGTATCTCTTGACGTCTACGTTCTTGCGTAGCTGCCATTTGCTTAAGACCTCTATTTATTAATGCTTGAGATTGTTGAACTCCTACCATGTAAGGGTTTACTCCTGTTGGCTTTGCCGGATCTCTATAACTCATAATTTATTTTTTAACCTGGAAATAATGAATCTGCTAAACCACCTACACCACTCATGATGTTACCAAACGCTGCTTGGCTAGCGGCTTTAGCTTCTCTTTTTTCGTAATACGCTCTGTCTGCTAATCCAGCAACTCTATCCATTTTAGCTACCTCTCTACCTTCACGAGCTCTGAACGTATAATCAGCACCAGCTGCTTCGCCAGCCTGTAATCTTTGACCTTCTGATATTTGTATAGCTTGTACACGTTGAGCTTCTTGCATTTGCATACGTTCCATATTTTGTTGTCCTTGTGCAGCTAGCTTTTCGTTTTGAGCTTCTTGTTGTTCTATACTAGCAGCAACGCCTTTCTTACTTCTTAATGCGGCTTGAGCTAATGCAGTTGCACCACCCGCTCCAGCACCTGTAGCTCGTAATGTGTCTAAAGTATTAGCTAAAGATATATCAGCTTCTTCTGCTTGCATTTTAGCAGCTTGAGTAGCAACACCCATGTTAGCAAAAGGATTACTAACCATGTCACCAAGATTAGCAGCCATATCACTAAGGTCTGAATAGTTAGCATAAGGATTAACAATAGGCTGTCTACTTGCTTCAAGCGAGTTTAATTCTGCTTCACGTCTTGCTTGCTCTTGAGACGCTGAACGATAAGCTCTATCGGCTTCATTTTTAGCAGATATACCACCGATGATACCACCAATAGTTGATCCTACTCCTCCCATATTATTTGTGTTTATATATTAATGTATGACCTTTTATTAAGTCATAACCTAGTTCTTTACATTTGTTTACAACTCCGCTTATTTTAGAAGTTGCCCAAACAAATTTACAACCTCTTTTTAAACCTAGTTTAACCATAAAATCTATAAGATAAACTATAGCATCGTGTTTATCTTTTTCTTTATAATGCTTGTCTGATATTAAAAAATCTACATATGCTATACTAGCATTGGTAAAATATAAATACCCTGCAGCAATATCTTTTTCTTTTGAACTAACTATAAATCCACCGGTACCTTCATGTGGTAAGAACTCTTTATCAGGTATTTTACCACCATGATCTATCCACCACTGTCCAATAGTATTAAAGTCAGATTCTTTAATTCTTCTTATTTCCATTAAATTAAATTAGTAATATGATTCTACATACTCACTAGATACAGCAAATAATTCTTTAACTGTTGACGGGCTAGTGACACTATCTGTTTCTATAGTTACAGTAGAATAGTAACCTTTTACCCCTGTCATGCTTACTCCAAACCTTATCTCACCGTATGTAGCAGAACTTATGTTTTTTATTTCCGCTTTATATTTACCTTCTTGTTTCATAAAACCAGCAAATCTAATTGGTTGATTAGCTGTAGCAGCGAAAGCCGCGTTACCTGTTACAGGTGGATTACTACTATCATAAGCACCTTCAACATAACTGTATATACTATTACCACTATCGTTTTCAGATGTTGTTATATTACTAACAGTCCAACCACTATCTCCTTCATAATTTATAGTTTTAAATAACTTAGATACACTAACCTTAGGATTAAATATAAAAGTTATAGAAGATTTATGATCATATCCATAAAAATTACCAGGGTTTACATTGTTAGAATAATGCTTATATACATATTGACCTGTTGTAGAATAAAAACCATTGTTTAGCCAAAATAAATTATCTGGTTTATAGCTAAAGAAACTAGGCCAACCATTAACTTGCTCATCAAAAGCAAGAGTTCTAGTTGTTTCACCTGCAGCTGTAGAATATTGTAATGATACTGTATACATTTTGTTGTGTATATCCCAACCGCCTATTGCCTTACCACTACCTAAACTACTTAGCTCATCTCTAAAATAATCATACATACCATAGTTAGATATTTCAGTAATACCGTCCATTGATAATCTAAGTACAGCATTTCTATCTTTATCGGTAAAGTATTTTCTATAACCATATACAGCAAAACTTTCAGGGTTATTACTGATACCGTAGTTACCAGCGTACGGTTGTATTGTACCTATTGTTGTGTTGACAGAAGTAACGTTACCACCACCTTCAGCATTGTATATAGCGTCTTTATCTATAAGAGCTCTACTTACTTTGTTTTCCTGGAATATAATTAAGTTAGTATCTTCAGCGTATAATTTTTGTATAGTACCATTAGCTGGATCTGCTGACTTAGTTATTTCTTCACCAACATTAAATACGTTGGTTTGATTTATACCTGTTCTAGAATTAAATATACCAGAGTATATTAATGAGTTGCCTCTTAATGCAGCGTTAGGTTCTTCTTCTACCAAATAAGCTTTTACACCATAATCAGTCGATGTGTTATTATAACCACCTCGTATTCTTGATTCTTCAATAGCCCAGTTGTTTTCGGATATAGGAAATGTAAAGTTTAAAACAGTACCATTAGGTAAGTTTTGTGTTATTTGTTGGCTTATAGATATACCTGTAATATCACCTTGCGCGTTTGTAGTTATACTAGACACAGTTGTAAATGAAGGTATACCAGCTGTTTGAGAATCTATTCTAGCTCCAACAACAATGTTTCCAGTTGGATTTGTTACTAAAAAACTAGTAGCTCCAACAGGTACTATAGTTTGGTTAGTTTCTGCTTGCCCACTAACACCACCAGTACCAGCATTTAAGTTAAACTGTAGCTTTGTAGGATAATTATTAGCGCCTGTAGCTGTAACTAGGTTAGGCCAATGACCTCTAGTACCAGCTTCATTCATAACTCTTTTTAATAAAAAGGTATTAAAATATTTTACTTCAACTATATATCCCATATTATGCTGTTGTATTACTTAAGTTTAAACTAATTGCAGCACCTTGTTTGTCACCTTGTCCACTGAACTGAGCATGATACCATTGATTACCATATTCATTTGGAGCAGAGTCATTTCTTGTTTGTACTGTTCCGTTTTGGAAAACTTCACCTCCATATTTCCAAGCAAAGTACGCAGCTCCTGAAGGCGGAGTCCATTTGTTAGTTAACTCTTTATCAGTAAAAAATTCCTGCACATATTTAGTTAAATAACCTTGTGCCCATAAAGTATATTGACCATTACCAGTAGGTGAACTTCCACCAGAAGTTTGTGATGCGTTAGCCACATAGTATTTAGTAGAAAAAATAGGTGAATATAAAGATTCTTGACCTGCTGGAGCAAGACAAACATTTGAATCATAATAAGCGTCACCCATTACAAAATCTGTTTCCATTACTTCTGGCATAGTTAAATCTAAACCTGAACCATTAGTTCCTTGACAACATGCTGGCACTGATGCTGTACAACCAGCTCCACCGGCACAATTGCTAGTAAAATCAAAAGATCTAGTAGAATCTAAACGTTCACTTATAAACTTATATTCACCAGGCACATTGAAAGCAAAATATCTACCACCATAAACTTGACTATTCTGAAACGTAAAATTAGCATTAGTAACAAATTCAAAATCAGCAAAACTACCACCTTGGTTGTTAATTAAGCCACCACCATACGGCGCGCTACTAGGTGTTGTTGCAACAGTATCTGACTGGTAATAACCTCTATATTGAGCTAATACACCATCTATGTCTGTAGCTATTTGCCAGTTGGCTACAACAGTTCCGCTATATCCATTTGGATCTCTATAATACATTGTACCTCCCTTTGTACCTGTAGATCCTACATATTGATATTGTATACCGTTGTAAGAACCATTTGCATCATAAGACTGAAAACTAGCCATACCATACCAGAAATAAAATCCAGCATTAGGATTTAATATAGTGTAATCTTCACCTTCACATTTACAAGGCGAAGCATCACTATAGCCTTCGTTCTTAACAACTGTAAAAACTTGTTGAGAAAGACTACAATCAGAATATTGAGTAGGAGCACCACCAACAGGGGTTAATCCAGAGCAACCAGTATAAGGTACAGAACCACCTGGTCTATATTCAAATGTAGATGGTGTTGTTGGTAAGTTACCTGTTGATCTGTTTATTTGTATTACATCACCTTCATTATAATTAGAACCTGTTCCGGGGTTATATATAACCCTTTGTACTTGCCCACCCGCAGCATCTTGTATGGTTACCGTTATACCTGTACCACTACCACTACCGCTAGTGTTAACAGTGCTTAAAGCTGGTCCAACATCAGTTGCTGGATCATAACCACCACCGCTAAAAAAGCTCGTTGGTGCAAAACAATTTCCACCTTGAGGTGCTGACTGAAACATACATGGTTGTATTATTAATGGTATATCTGAATCCGTAGCAGGATCTTCTACCATATAAACATTTGTACTACCTCCATAAAAACCAGAACCACCAAAACTTTGAGACCATGGTCCACCGCCTACTACTGGGTTATTAAAATAAAAACCTACACAAGCAGGATCTTTTCCCCATGTAGCTACAACTGTACAAGTATCAGTATCAAAACCGGTGCCTTGATTTGCGTCTGCTAGTATTACATTTAATACGTAACTACCAGCAGGAGAAATACCACTATTTTCTAATGTTATAGTTCCAGCTGTTGATATATTAAATATCGAGCCATCAATCATTGTTATAGTATTAGACGGGTTTTGATTTGGAACATCAAACAACCACACTAAATCAGTTTGATCTAAAGCAGTGGCATAACAACCATTTATACCATCTAAATCTTTAACGGTAACAGGATAACTTAATGGTGGTAAAAAAGCACTAGGGTTACTACAGTTAGTTATTGTAGGTGCTATATTTTCTAAAGATATAAGTATGTTACGAGTAGTAACAGAACCATTAAAAGTAGACGTATTTGGATCGTATAATTCTAAACCAAATTCAAAAGTGAATTGATCTGTTACACTAGAACCATTATCATAACAAACACTATCTTGCCCTGTTGTTGTTAAAGCTATTCTTATGTCATAAGTACCTTGAGTAGAATCACCATTTTCAATAATTTCAAACCAAGGATTAGCGCTAGCATCACCATAATCTACTTGATTACTACCACCACTTAATGCTCTAAATGTACCAGAAACATATCTAAAATAACCCGTTATCTGGTTAGCATCGTCTATAGCTCTAAAGCTATCAGTTAAAAATTTAGAATCAACTGCACCTGTTTGCGTACCACCACCGTCTCTTTGATTTTCTCTCCATGAAGGGTTTGGGTTTGTTATACCAGTCGGCGCACCAACAGTTGTTTGTATTAAATAATTTAACTCAGGTAAATAACCTGTAGTACTAGTTTCCCAGTATATATCAATATTTGATATAACAGGGTTAGTTTCATATACAGCTAAATGTGGAAAGTCTACATTACCAGGACCAGCAGGATTAACATCTTCTTCTCCGATGCTTTTGTTTGTAGACAATCTCATCATATAAGGTCTTGTGCTACCTTGGTATATACTTAAAGATGTTGGATTCGTTGAGTCTTGAGGTGGGTTTATTTCAGTTGATACACCAATAGCATCTACACTATGTGATGCTCTACCAGGATAATATTGAGTGTTAAAAGGTGGTAATGAAAAGCTTAAGTTTTCACCACCGTTTTCTACTCTACCAAATAGTCTAACTGAACTTCTAAACTGTCTTTGATCAGGTCCTACTTCTGATAAATCTCTAGGTATTTTATTTATATTGTCTGCTAGTAAAGTACTAAAAGCTGTTTCCCCTATTTCTATACCAAAACTATCAGAGTTAGCTGGATAACCATTTATAATACCAGGTAAATAAACGTTATAATACTCTTGTTCGTTTTGTTTTACAACAACTTTGTAAGAATGCCAACCACCCGGTACAAAACCTGCAGAGCCAGCAACACCAGCTGAAATTGATTCATCATAACTAAATATTCCTGGTTCACCGTTAAATTGATCTGACGGACCATTTTCACCTATAGGAAGAAAGCTACTAAGTATCTCTTCATTAAAAACAATTTTAAGAGAATCACCTGGCCAGTCTAACGTAGATGATTCATTTTCAATACTCAACTTACTTCTATATGCAGCGTATAATGTTGATCCACCAAAATTAATACTATTTTGTAATACTTCGTTTTTGTTAGAAGATAATATAACACTTGATTGTCTACCGTATCTATCAGATAATATAATACCAACTTGATAACTCCTATTGTGTTTAACACTGTGTTGAGGATATTCTACTATAGAAGAGTATTGACCATCAACTAAACCAGCTGTTGTTAAAGGAAACTTATCTGATATACCAACGTTGTAGTTAATATCAGCAGGTGGAGTTAGTTTGTCTACGTAGTTACCATAAACAACTCTGTTGCTTATTATCTCTTGAGACTTTGCTCTAACCGGTATTTTATCAAACACCCTTATGAGTTCACTTTCAGGTAATGTTTTGAAAGGTTTTCTAGACTGGTAGTTATATTCATAATAAGTATCATTACCACCTTCACTAGCTATTTCCTCTATTTTAATTGTTTCTAAAACTTTAACAGGTAGCGTGCCAGCCTCTCTAAAAAGTATATCTATTTCTTTTACCTTAAGACTTGTTTGCAGTGTATTACACCTCATGTACGTGGGTGAAGATGCTATACTAGTAATTGTATTAGGCATCGGTATCCTAAGCAAGATATTTGTTACTTGGTTTTCCATAAATTCAACTACAGAACTTCTATACGCATCATCTTCATCTTTGAAGTTTTCATCTTCAGTTCCTATAAAAAAACCATTTTGCTTTGACATAAAAGCAATCTGTGTAAATGGTGCAAAGATAGAGTATTCACCATCATCATATTTAAACCTATAACTAAATCTAACAAATTTATCTTCTAAAAAATTAGGATCACCTGGGTAATTATCAATATAAAAAGGATTTATATTAAAGATAACTTGATTACCAGCATACATCTGATCTGCTAATGTGCCGTTTAATATTACATCACCTGTGTTAGGTTGAAATTGTTGAACCGTGCAACCTGTGTCTGTTAACACTGGTGGAACCGCTGGGTTGTTTGGATCTTGTTTAAAATACCAAACAGTCATATCTACCAGTGTATCATTTGATAAACCTTCATAAAAACCATTAACACTAGCAGTGTTTATATTTATAGTACCAACACCAGCAGCATAATCAGCTGTGACTTCACTAGTACCTCCATTAACAGCATATAAACTTACAACATCTCTCATTGTAGTTTGCGTAGATGCTCCTGAAAAATTATAGCCAGCATCAGCTTGATCAAATCTTTTCCATAATTCTATTGGTTGATACGGTGCAAATTTAGCAACACTAACATGATCTTCATTTCTATAATAAGGATTTTGCCAATTGTTAGTACCTGCCGTAGCATTACTATTACTAAAAGCAGTATCTACATTTATAACTCTAGGTTGATTTCTATTGTCTGTCCAAAATAATAAATTTTCTAATAAATTAGAATTTAATATTGGAAAGTTTTGAGCAAAATTTAACCAAGAACCATATACTAAAATATCTGGTCTAACTGTAGGGGTTTTTAAATCATATCTATATATAAAACCTGTACCAACTTTTTCTGTACTAAAAGGCTGTAAAGCATTTTCTTTTACAGAAGGAAACAATAAACCGTTGTTAGAAGTATCAACATAATCTGTTGCGAATATGTAAACAATTTCGTTTGTTAAGTCTTGGTTTGTACCTATTATTTTTAAAGGTTTTACAATTGGAGCATTTTCATCGCCATTAGCCCAGTTTATAGTAGCGCTATTGCTAGCTTCAAAAATTGCAGCATCAGCCGCTGAGTTAAACCTAACATCCAAAGAAACAGTTTGAACAACACCTGTTATAGTACCAATTACATTTCCATCAGTAATAAGCATATTAGGAAATATATTATATAACTCGTAATTAGGAGAACTTTGCACGGGCGCGTCAATAACAAGAGTACCATCACCATTATCTATTATGGTTGACATGGTTATCTCTATATCTCGTTGCAATTGTGTTGCAACTTCGTTTCCTAAAATAGTTTCAAGTGCTCCTACATTTGGCCCTTCTGATCTACTAATGGCTACGTTCTGAGCGTCTCTATATTCTCCAGACGGCAACAACCTTGCGTCTAGGTCTTTATTCATTTTAGACTTTATAAAAGCATTTTTAACCTCAGCCATTTAATTTTAGTGTTTAATCCATTTAGATTTACCTCTCATAACCTGAACAATTTCTTCAAGTTTTATATTTGAAAGTCTTATTTTAGCGTTTCTTAGTTTAGCGTATCTTTCTTTTTTAAGTCTAGCAACTATATATTCTGGTTGGTTTATTCTTGAAGCTATTATAGAGTGTGATATAGCAGCATATAAAGCATCTTCTGCTAGCTTAGGTATCTTAGTATCCATACTGTCTGCTAAACCATCAGATATATATTCTAAAACAATTATTTGATTTACTAAGTCAGATGAAAAAGACATCTTACCTTCTCTATCATTTAAACTAAAGTAACCATTCATGTTGGCATATTGTGGCTCTAAGCCATATAATTCACCCCAGCCAGAATATAAACCAAATCCCCAGTCTCCATAATACAATGCGTAACCTAACCAAGTATTATCTATAAAATCTTTAAAGTTAAAATCAGAGGTTTTAGTTCTCCATCTATCTTCCACTATAGATGTACCTTGTATATTAACATTGTAAATATCTTGAATTGGTACACCAGCATTATCTTGTAATGGTAACTCGTAAGGGTTTATAGTTAAATTATTTACAGGGAATATAGGGTGTTTTATACCAGCATTATCATACCATGCTACATTGACATAGTTTACGTAATCTTGAGGTAAAATTATACTAGCACTATTTGGAACAGTTAGCTCCATTGATTTTATACTTCTTAATGTATCATAGCTAAACTCTTGTAAAGCTCGTTTAGCAAAAAATATTACATCAGATTTTTTTACTTTTTGTATTAACTTACCATCGCCTACATAACCAACCATAAAGTTTTGTATTGCATCTTGTAGACTTATGTATTGATATTCACCATAATTATTTTCTACAGTATTACCATACGCTTTGTCACTAACATTGTTACCGTATTTACCACCATCTAAAGTTTTAAGTTGTATTACAACATAATTACCATCAGCTGGAGCAGCTGCAAATTCAATAACATTATTTATTACGCTAGCAATTTCTACATTAGTTTGTTCTACATAAGTACCACTTAAACCACTAGGACTTACATAAACCTTAAAGTTGTTTAACGCATAATTATTGTTAGTAGGATCTAAGCTATAATATACTAAACCAGTATCAAAAGTGGCTGTAAAAGATGTGTTAACTCCGTCACCTCTAAAGGTTTGAGCACCCTCGTAATATTGTCTGTTGTTTTCTGTTAATGCCATAATTATGCTTTTTCATTTGCTGTTTCAGCAGCTATTTGTTGTGAAGCAGCTTGAATAATTTGAGGATCTTTTATTACAATACCAGCATATGCTAATATTCTAAGTATTACTTCGTTTTGTTCAGAAGTACTTAAGTCAAAATCAATACTACCATTAGCAGCATATTCATACTGACCTAATGTTCCAATTGTATAATTCCATAATACATTTTTAGGGCCTAATAAAACTTCGGCCTGTACAGTAGACGGGTATGGAAATATATTTACAACAGGATTAACTAAGTTATTATCTATGTTGTTCTGTGTAGACGAAAAATAATAAACGGGATTGTGTTGATCAGGTTGTGTTAGTGGAGATTTAGTTATATATTGATAATCTTTATAACTTATTTTGTCACACCTAGAATCTTGCACGTATGGTGAGTTAATGTTGTTATAGTTAACTGAAACGTTACCAACGTGTCTTACTGCTCTACCACCTAAATTAGTTGTAGGTAGTGACCACGCTGTTGAACCTGGGAGTGTTACAGGTACCCATGATTCATTAACAATAAAAGGTTCTATCTTATACTCTATGTTATCAAATGAATTAAACCACTCTGTATCATTTTGTTGATTAGCTTGGTTTTTTCTATTAGCTTGATCACCATCAGGAAAATAAGAGTCGTATATTTCTAGCTGTACTTGTGTTCCTATATTGTTAAACTCTTCAGGTGTAAGTAAACCTCTTTGCTCTTTGTTTAATATAGACAACACAGTTTGATATACTGTGTTTACATTTATTGCCATATTTATTTTTATTTTAATATAAGGCCCGAGTGAACGAGCCTTATATCAATAATTACATGTTATTTTAGTTTTTTCTCGATAGACTTATAAACTTCTAGTCCTTCGTCTGTCTTGAAAAATGCAGCCATAGCTGAAAATGGATGTTCATCAAATGGCACAGTCATAAGTTTAGCACCATTACTAGCCCATTTAAATGTTCTTTGATCATCTGCTAATTTAATTATTCTAGCTTCTACAGCTTTAATAGCAAAATTTCTTAATGGAACATTATCATCTTCAACTAAATCTAAAAACAAACCTGGGTTTCTTTTAGCAAAAAGAAGTAAATCTCTTTTTAATTCTTTAGATGTTAACTTGCTAACTGACGTTCCTTTTTCTGTTCTTAATATAGCTTCAGCCATATCAATATCCATATTAGCGGCAGCATTTAAAGCTTCTATTTCCAACTGCATAAAATCTAACTGATCACTTGCTTCAGCAACATCATCAGTTTCTCCATATCTTTTTCCTTTTAACGGGTGATACAGTGATAACAGTTTTTGTAAAGCTTGGTATCTTTTCGGTACAAAGAGACTACCATCTTTAAATACTATATGACCCATGGTTGCTTCACCCTCTTGCTCATCTTTAAAACAAGAATTCATATTTGTAGCGTATCTTAATTCTCTTTGTATACCTTTGTCTTCATCAAACCATAGTAAAGGATATTTTCTACTATGCTGTGATGGTATCCTCATTGTTAGAGGTTGTTTATTACCTAAAGTGTAATAATATCTGTCTTTAATCTCCCAACTATCCTCTAGTTTGGTAGATATTTTTTCTTTTACTTTTCCCATAATATAATATAATTAAATAGTTAATAAAGGTTCTGGGCGCCGAAGCGCCCGTTACCTTTAATGAATATTAAGCTCCGTCAAACAATACGAAATTGTTAGCAGCTTGTACACATAAACATCTTTCTGATAGGAAGTTTACTTCCATTGCATCAAGATCAGATGTGAACGCACCACCAGCAGAACCAGTTAACCAAGACTTCATACGTCTGTCATCTCCTTGAGAAGCTCTATAACGTACGTGAAGGAATGGTCGTCTAATGTTTGTACCTAAGATTTGATCATAAACTGTAGAAGTTCCAGCAGGAATTAATACACCATCGATCGAGCTTACGCCATAACCTGTACCAGCTAAATTTTCAATAGCACCTCTTGTAGAAGCGTCATTTAAATATTTCCAGTCAGTTTTATAGAAATCATAAGAACCTCTTCGGAAACCGCTAAAACCTAAGTTTAAAGCCATTTGCTCAGAGTTTTCAAATAATCCATAAGCAGTACCACCAGCACCACCAGCTGAAATACCAGCAAGCATGTCATCAAAACTTAGAGCAGTTTCTCTATTTAAGAAAAGCATGTTCTCTTCAATAGCTCCCTGAGTATCTAAGTTTCTAAGAATAGAATCAAAAGCTTCTAACTGAGTGATAGGTGCATTAGTATTAAATGCTACTTCAACATTACCTCTTTCTTGGATAGCATCAAATAAACCTTGAGTACCTTTATAACCTGCAGCAGATGCAGCAGAAGGAACACCAGCACCAACATCAGCGCTAGCTTTTTGGCCTTCAACACATACCATTTCTAAGTAATCTTCAAATCTTAATCTTGTTTCAGACTCTGATTTTAAATACCATAAGAAACCTCCAGTACCGTCTTCAGTAGCAACTTCTACCCAACCGATTTGTGCCATATCAGAACCATTTACAGTGTACTTGCTTCTAATGATGATAGGTGAGTTAGAGAATTGTGTAAAAGAAGGCTCGATGCTTAATACACCGTCGATAGCTCCACCTGCACCAATAACTGCATTTGGAGTTGAAGATCCTTTTCCATATTCAGAACCATATACAAAGATTTTTACAGCACCTCCAGCCGCGTTAAGCGCGTTAAGATCTACTGCGTCGTAAGGCTCAACTGTAATTGTACCGTTAGTGTTACTTGCACTAACAATACCTTTTACTTCTGCTCCTACGTCATCCATTGCTACGATTGTTTGTCCAACTGAAATTACGTTAACAACCGCTGGTACAACACCTGCAGCAGTTACTGGAATATCAATAGTCTTAGTACCAGCACCACCTGTTGTACAACCTTCATATGCAATGTGTAATCTATTTTGTTCAGACCAGATTACTTGGTCACTCGTCATCGGCATCTCAGCACCGACCATTCTTAGGAATCCAGATAAAGTTCTGTTTCCATATCTTTCTACTTCTTGTTCGTAGATTTCTGGTAGATACTGCTGTGCAAAATCAGAGAAATTGTCGCCTGCTTTATCAGTAAACTGTAAATAGTTACTTTGCAGAACTTCCTGTTTTTGTGAGGGTATAATAGACCCAAACAAAGGACTTACTAAATTTGCCATTATTATTAATTTTTAAAAGTTAAAGTTTGATCTTTTTGATCTTTAATCTATTAGAGTCAACACCGCTCAACGCTTTTACTTTTATTCCTTGAACAAATACTTCACCACTAGAAGTTTTTCTAGGTGTGTCATCTATGTTCTTAGACTTAGCCATTACATCTTTAATAGCATCGGCTTTGCCTTGCTCATAAAAATGTTGTGCTAAAGTATCTGCGTTTTCTGCAGCATATATAGCCTTATGATAGCCACTGACATCTACCACGTTACCATCACCATCAAGGAACTTCCCTATAGTGTTGTTAACATCAGATTGTCTATCTGCAATGGCATTAGGATTTTTAACTTTATATCTAAACGTTTTATCTCCAAGCTTGAAATTAAAACCTTTAAATTCATCGTTGAAAATTTCTTTTGTTTTTGATACGAAATCCTGATGCTGTTGTTTGGCTACATCTTGACGCTCATTGTAGCGGTTGAAAAAATCCATAGCTTTTTGTTGATCTTGAGTAACACCAGGTCTTAACTTAATTTCCTGATAATATTTACTTTTAGCATCTTCTAAAAAGTTTTTGGCTTTTGCAACCTCTTCTTTATATGCAATTTTCTTTTTCTTAACAATATTTTCTTCATCAACTTCTTCGTCGTAAGAAAAATTATCATTTAAAAGAAAACTGACTTCGTCATCAGCTAAGTGAGGACGTGTTCTTTTATAATACTCTTTTAGCAGAGTATTGTTATCTACATTAGAATAATCATAATTCAATCTAACATAGTCTTGTATATCACCACCAGTCTCTTCCATGAAAGAAACTAGTTTTTCTATATTTTCAGGTAAAGGTTTACCAGTTATTTGCTCATCTCTTTTAGCCTCTTTTACTTGTTGCTCTACTTTATTTACTTCAGTTTCTAGCTCTTCGTCTGAGACTTGCTCGATTGGAAGCTCAACATCCGAGTTGGGCTCTTGTACTTGTTCTTCCACTTTAGGTATATCTCCGGTTTGTTTATCATCAACCAGTTCTCCTGCTTTTTGCTCTGAAACGGCATTGTCTTCTGTTTTAATTTCTACCTTAGTTACTTCTGGGATAACAGCTCCTTGATCAGTAGGTTCTTCTTTTTTAGTAAGATCTACTTTTACAGGCGCATTATCTTTTTTGCCCAGTTGTTTTGGTTTAGTTTTTTTATTTTTTAAACTAAACTCACCTTCTTGTTTTACTTCTTTTTCCATATATAATATAATTAAATAATTAAACCGGTGTATTTAAATTACCACCCGTTGTTTCTATACCTTGATTTTCAAAATCTTTAGGTAAAGTATCGTTGTTACGCTGATCAATTAATTGTGATTGTTGTGTACCAGATATTCTAGTTCTTTTATCTTTCCTATCTTCTATTTCTTTTTCTCTAAAAGATTCAGCTTTAATTCTAGCTTCTGCTAGTTTCATTTGATACTCAAACTCCTGAGCCATTAACTCTCTTTTAATATTAGCTTCTGTCTGCATACGTTGTATTTCAAACTGAGACTTAGCTTGTTCTATTTGAACTTTAGATTGAGTTAAAGCTTCTTGTTTTTGCATTTCTGCTAACGATGCTTGTTCTGAAGCTTGAGCGTTTGCTTGAGCTTGAACCTGCATGTTTTGCTGTGCTGCAGCTTGATCAGCTTCAGCTTTCTTTTTCTGACTTAACTTAAGCATAGCATTAGCTAGCTTTAAATTAGTTACCTGTCTAATATCAATAGCATCAGATAATCTAATTAATTGAGCTTGCAAAGCAACTTGTATGTTTTGCTCTAATTGTGCTTTTTCTTCTTCGTCTGGTTCTAATGCTAAGAAAATACCAAACTCTTGAAGCTGTTTGTCAATTAATTCATCAAGAGTACCAGTGTTATATCTTGATAAAGAATCTATCAATGCTTGTCTAGTTAACGGAAATTGTATTGCGTCAGCAGCTCTAAGCGCTATATTTTCTGCACATCTTAATGTTAAAAATAAACTTGCTTGTAAAATATGTCTTGTAGCTGTATTACTGTTTGCCGCGGCTAATTTCTGTAAACCAACAAGAGAATATTTTTCAGGTTGACTACCGTCTCTTGCTTCGTTTAATCCGGTCACATCACGTATCATTTGTAAATAATATTGATACGTTTGAATTAAACTACCTATCTTAGCATTACCACTACTTGTTTGTAATTCTTGTATAGGTACTTTACCTCTGTTAGGATCACCTTCTTGTGTTAAACTTCTACCAACAATACTACCAGTTTGGAAGTACATATTCAAAGCTTCTTGAGGATTATAATTTGTACCATTACCTAGATCAACTTCTGCTAAGCCATCTACATCTACAAATACACCATCCGGAACCATACGAGCTAACACTTGTTGTAGTTTTAAATGTGTTATTTGTATCATGTCAGCAAAACCTGTAATTCTGCTTACGGTAGATTCTATTCTACCTTTATACATTTTAGGAGCACATATAGTATAATTCATATTAACCTTAGTTAAATTAGAATTAGGTCTAGTCATATTTTTAGCTAGCTCCCATCTTAACATTTTTTCGTGACCTAGTATTTTAGCACCACTATATAAAACTTCTATAGCTCTATGAGCTCTGTCAAAGTTATCACTTTCTGGCGGATTAAATTCGTCTGTTTTTTCTAAAGCTTTTTCTAACCCTTGATCAGTTTGTTTAATTTTAAATACTTGGTTTTGATATGTTTTATATTCAAAAAATATAACATTAACAGTATTATACTGATCATCTTGACCATAATACCTTCTTTGGTAATTAGCATTACCTGGGTATTTTTCAATTTCTTTTAAATCAGATGGCGTTAACCAAGGAAACAATTTCTTACAATCTTCTAATGTAATTGCTTTTACTTCACCAACATAGTATATGTCTTGAAAATTAGGATCTTCTGTGTAAGAGTAAACCATGTTTGCAGGGTCTACATATTCAACTTGTATACCATTAGATTTATTAAACTCAGTTTTAGAAGCACCTATACCTATTGTAACTAAATCATTTAAAACTCTACGTCTTATTAAATCATATTTGTTTTTAGCAAATACATTTGATATTAACTCTTCCTCAGCTATTTCTACAGCTTGCTTATAATTAAGCTGCATATGTAAATCTAATTCTTCTTGTGAACCAGGTAAAGCGTCAGGATCTGCAACATTAAAAAAGTTCATACCTGTTTTCTCCTGTGTTTCCATCAACAAGTCTTTACCGTACATATCACGCATTATAGCTTCTGCATACTTAGTTCTTTCTTGCACAGATTCTGGATCTTGAGCATATGCTTTTATATCATAAACTCTTTGAGCCATACCATTAACTATAATATCTACAAACTTAGGTATAATAGGAACAGGTTTCCAGTCTAAATTTAAATAGCTTAAGTCACCGTTTATTGACAACTCATCTTTATATTTTTGTACAGATTGTTCACCTCTAGCATATAATCTTAAATCATGAAACCATTGCCAGTTATTACCAAATCTACCACCATTGCCTAAGCCTCTATCTCCACGAAACCACTCGCCTTCAATAGCTTGAGCAACTTTCAGGCCATATTCCCAACTGTTCTTTTCTTCGTCTGGTACTACCTGACTAGGAAAGGAGCTATTTGGATTTGTATATATATTCATCTATTGTATTATTTTTGAAATCTCTCCTTTATTGTTGTATTTTTTAATACCTAAATTAACAGATTTTAAAGTTTTTTCAGGTGATGGTCTATATCTATTTTTATTACAAGCCATCAAAGCTAAACCAGAACTAATAGAAGCGTCATGCTTTGTTCTGTTATTAATATTAAATTTAGCCCAGTCGTTTAATGTTCTTTGGAAATACATGTTTCCATATCCATTAGGTGTTAAACCTACATTGTTTTCTATATATGTCTCTATAGCCGCAGCGTGTGCTTGCTTCATATCTTCACTAGAATTTGGTATACCACCTATCTCTCTTTCTGTTAAAGATAATTTTAATTTATCAGGTCTATTCATAGAAAATCCTCTATAACCTCTTCTTTTAAAATGATACAAAAGTCTAGGTTTATTATTTTCAGCAAGTAATGGCATGCCATAAAAAACACAAGCCATAAGTACGTCTTCAAAAAATATCTCAGCAGTCTGTGGTCTAGCTATATATTCTAAAAAGAAACAATTAGTAGGTGCGTCTTCCATACTAAATTTAGTTAAACCATGTAAAGATCCATTAGATCCTTTACCGTCTACTGTACCTGATATATCGTAGCTGTCACAACCAAATGCACCAACATGTTCATTACCAGGATATTTATAACCCCTTTTTAATATTACTTTATTTTGTAAATATCTAGGAGGTATCCATGATATATGAAACCTACCATCTTTATTTGGGTAAAATACAACTTGCGTATCTTTTTGTCCATTTAACCAAGCGAAATTACCTATAGTTATAGACTTGTTATTTTTAACATCTTCATTAAAATCTACTTGCTCATATATTTTTGTTAGATTAAAAAGTGATGCTTTTGCCTCATCTCTAAAAGCGTGTTGTTCTGTTCTTGGAAACTGTCTGTAAAACTCATTTAAAGCATCTTGATCTTGCTTTAAACCATCAACTTCGTTTTGCCAATACTCTATAACACCTTGATCTATTTTAGTACCGTGTGGCCCGTATTTTTCATCTTTTGGTGTTTCGAATATAGGTACGCCATAAGAATCGATGTATCCCTCGTAGTTCCATTCCATAGGTATGAACAAACTATATAGTCCTGAGCGAGTCTGTCCATTGGCGTTTCTTTTTGTAACATCTGAGTCATAATATAGTTTTTTAAAATTATCACCACCTTTGTCTAGAGCGTTGCTCGTAGATCCCATCATGCATTTACCTATAACTCTACTACCTAATCTTAATGTTGTTTTTGTAACACGCCAGTTGTTGAGGATGTTGTTCGGCCTTTCCCATTTACCCGATTCGTCATGTACGAGGAGTTTGAGTTTCTCACCGTCGTAGGAGTTATCACCTGTGTTCTTCCAGTCGATGGTGGTGTCCAATCCCTGTAACTGTTCCTGTGGTTCGTTTGCGAGGATCTTACGCCTCGTGAATTTACTGGCTGGTACTCGGTACGCCAACTCGGTCTTTGGTCTGTCCATACCGTCCTGAATCGGTTTGAAAAAGAAGGGGTAATTAACCGATATGGGTACCACCTTATCTGTGAACATGGTTTTAGCATCCGGCCCAGACTTGGATAATATACCATATCTAGAGTCACTTGATATGGTTGCCAAATTAACAACCTCTCCTGATGCCATAAAGGAAAACCCAGAACGTCTGTTCTTAAGGTAGCACATCCCGTAACATCTTGTATCTGCCTTGCAAGCTTCCCAAAAGATAAAGAATAATCTGTTTGCTTCCCTAAAGTCTGGTTTCCCAACATCAATCTTGGACCACTGCAGGTAGACATAGTGAGAACCAGTAAGATATATAGGCCGATCTTTGTTGTAAAACCAAAAACCTTTTTCACGCCTTTCAAACTCTGTGTCAATATAGTCATACCATTTTTCTTTAAAATCAACTGGATATTTTTCCCAGTCAAAAATAGTTTTTATTCTTTTTAATTCTTTAGGTAGATCTATAAAGGTCCATTTATTGTTTTCGAACTCATGTACATTTTCTTCTAACGGTAAAGCTATTTTAAGATTTTGTATTTCATAAATTTCTCCTATCTTACCTGTTTTTGATATAACAATCATATCATGCTCCTTGTTATATCCATACTCCCAATCTTTTTTCTTATTTCTTTTTTTAAGAATATTAGGTTTTATATGTTCAGATAGTATTTTATATAAATCTTGCTTATACATTATTTAGCTCTTCCTTCAGCAAAACCACCAAAAGATTTTTTTTCAGTTTCTTTTTTTGGTTTTTCATTTAACATATCTTCTTCTTCTTTAATACGATTTAGTATTTCAAAAGCATCAAATATTGCTAATTTTTTTGTTGCCGCTGCGTTTTTTAAACGATCAGCAGATATATCGTCATCCGAATCTACAATAGGTTCTTTAGCTACCTTTATTAACTCATCAACTGCTCTTTGCCCAGCTTGGATTATATTCTTTTTTGTCTCCTTTATATTCATATTTAATTAAAATGTCGTCAGTGTGTAAACAATATAACAGCTCATTATCAATAACAAATTCAAATTCCCTATTGTTTTTAAACGCTATACAGTCTCCCTCGGTTATTCCCTGAGCTTCTAGCAAGCTATTGTTATATCTTACAACACCTACGTTGTTTAGAGTTTTTTTGTCTCTTAAATCAGATTTGTTTTCTAAAGGTTTTACAAAACATCTTTTCCCAACAGTGCACCATTTAACAAGTCTTTTATACAAATAAACTTGATCTGGTTGACAAAAAAAATGATCTTCATTTAAAAGCTTACTGCTATCAACTTTTTTACCTTGCTGGTTATAATAACTTCTAAATACATTGTGGTGTATAATAACTTCGTCACCTTCTTCTATTGGTGTGTTTATTGATGTCGGTGTTGATATTACAACAGCTTTTCTGTTTATAAACTTATGATCTTCAACAGTAGAATTTAATATTAATTTTTTGTCACCAACTTCTAAATGGTTATTATAGCGATCACCAACTGGCATCACTATAAAATCATGTACAGATTTCATTAATACTGTAAATCATATTCAATGGATATTGCCATGTTAGAATTAAATTTTTTCCATGGCAATACCGCATTATTTTTTTTTATAAAAATATTATAAGAGTTATCTGGCTCTAAAAGTATATGAGATATAGTGTGACCACCGTAAACCTCTTGACCAACAGAATAATGCATTGCATCGTTCTTGTAATCAGAACCTATACTTATTTTTCTTATAATAGAATCCATTTTATTTTTTGTCTTCTATTTCTGTATAAGTTCCGTCTTCAAGATTAATGTTTACAGCACCATACTTACTTTCTAACATAGCTTTAGTCTCTTCAACTTTTTCGTTTAATTTATCTAATCTATGTAGTACAATATGTTTATTGCTTTCTAAAACACCAAGTTGATTTAGAAAAGTGTTAACTTCTTTTTGTTGTTCAACAACTTTTTCTAACTCTTGTTTTGTAATTTTTTTTGTTTTTGCCATTTTATTAAATTTAAATTGATTATTACTTACTTCTATTATTACTTATACTTTTAAACTTTTCCGCTCCACGCGAACCAAAGTATGCAACATAAACTGTTATTAAGAGTGATTTTAATAAATCTACCCAACTGTTGTCTACGTCGAACTGCATGTTTGCGCTTTCTAGTATTATTAATATAACTAAAGATATAGTTAAAAATATAAGCGTTAAGGGCCTAGTATTTTTACTAAGCCATGAATCACTACTCATATCTGAAGACCATCTTTTAGATACCTCCTGCATTTCAATCATGTCTTGCTCTAGTAGTTTTAACGCTGTTTCTTTATCCTGAGGTGGTATGTCTGGATCATTATGTATTAAGTTTTTAACTAAACCTAATAAGCCTTTGTCTGGCATCACATCTCCTATGGCATTTACAAGACCTGATTTACCTAACAAAAATTTACCGACTTTAGTATCTTTAAATTTTTTCTTATCACTCATTACATTTTCTTTTCAACAACATACTTAGCACCTGGAAATATATAGTCATGACCAGGATACATTACTTTTGTATATCCTCTATCATCAGTGCCAAGTACTTTAAACTTAACACCTTTCATAGTTATATGACCTCCGGGAATAACATTATATGGTTTATTAACGTCGGGACTATTTTTTTTATAACCCTTGATACTCATATTAATTACATGGAGGACATGGAGGACAATTTCCTCTTGACACGTTTCTTGATCGTTTCTTTGTTTTTCTTTTTCTTTTACCTCTTTCTATAGAATCACCTATGTTGTCTACTAAATTAGTAACACCTTGACCTATTTTATCAACAGTTCTAGTAACAACATTACCATCACCATCAACATCTCTAAACATAGTGTCTTTAGGAGTTTTTGTTTTTGACTTATCTTTAGTCTTATAGATAGATCCACCAGAAATAGTCATGTCTGGTTTTTTACCAGGTGTTGTTGGT